GTGCAGCCTATACAATAAGTTCTACATTAGTTAATGGAGGAGGATGGGGTCCAGCAGTTTCTAACGAATCAAGTGCTGTATTTGATGCATACTTTGCTGAAGAAGAATGGCAGTATAGTGCTCCTACTAATTTCTTGGCATTGAATACAACTAACTTAGCTGCTCCTGATCTTGCAGACCCATCTACTAATTTCCAAGTAGCTACGTACACAGGAAATGGTAGTACACAATCTATTACTTTTGGTGGTAATTCTAATATGCAACCAGATTTAGTATGGGCAAAGAGTAGAAGTAATGGTGATGATCATGTTTTTCAAGATGCAGCACGAGGAGTTGGAAAAGCTCTCTTCTGGAATAACAATGATACAGAAGATGCTGTAACAGATGCTGTAACATCTTTTGATACCGATGGTTTTGCACTTGGAGATGGTAGTGAATTGTCAACAGGAACTATTAATACAAGTAGTAGAACGTATGTGGCATGGAATTGGGCTACTGGTAATTCAGGATCATCTAATACAGATGGTAGTATTAATACAACAACAACGTATGTAGATACAACGGCTGGAATGAGTATTAGTACATATACTGGAACAGGAAGTGCAGCAACTGTTGGACATGGTTTAGGAGTTACTCCTACTACTGTATGGGTATTTCCTCGTAGTAATGGAACTAATCATCTTGCATCAAACTGGGAAACAGGTATTTCTGTTTATAGTGAGAAATTTAAACTTTCAGATGATGATCCACCAGAAAGTTCTGCTGGTCATGTTACAGGAGCAAGTTCAACAACCTTTACACTAGGAACAGATGTTAATGTTAATGGTTCGACTAGAACTTATGCAGCTTATGCATTTGTAGAAGTAGCAGGATTTTCTAAGTTTGGAACTTATACAGGACATGGGGAAATAGATGGTACGTATGCATTCTGTGACTTTACTCCTGAAATGATAATGATTAAATCACATTCTGATGGTGAACCTTGGACTATTTTTGACAGAGCACGAGATACATATAATCCAGCAGAAAAGTTTATGTTAGGTAATGAAAATAGTGCAGAAACAACTATTAGTACAGTTGCAGTAGATTTTCTTTCTAATGGTTTTAAACTTAGAGGAACAGATAATAGAATGAATGCTGATGATATTATTTATATGTTTGCAGCTTTTGCCAAGCATCCTTTTGGTGGGAGTGGAGTGGCAGTAGCTCCAGCAGTATTATAAGGAATGAATAGATGAGAATTTTATTAATGACTATAATAGTTATCATAGCAATGGGCATAGGATTTATATTTGCATCCAATGCTAATGGTACACCATATAGTCAAGCACCTGAAGCAGATCAACCATCTACTGAAATGTTTGGTATATTATTTCAAAGGCATCTACCATGTTCCGATAGTGAATTTGCTCATAGGGATTTAACAGACAGGCTACAGTTAAAGAAAGTTTGGTGGGGATTAACAACAGAAGAAGATCTTGCTGAATTATACATACATCAATATAAAGGTATGTGGGTATTACTTTTATCGAAACCAAATAATAAATCATGTGGGTTAATAGGTGGGGAAATGAGTATTCCCTATGATACTAATCCATACTTTAAGTAGGAGTTGAATAATGGCATCAAGTTATACTAGTCGAATAAGACTAACAAAACAAGGAGATGGTGACAATCCCAACACATGGGGAACTGTTCTTAATAACCAAGTCATTGATCTGGTAGACGATGCTATTGCTTCTTATACAACAGTATCAATAGGATCAGCAGCTACAGTTACCTTAACAGAGAACGAAGGTGCAGCAGATGAATCTCGTTCTGCTTTCTTGGAATTAAAAGGATCAGTTGGTGGGTCCAATAATACTATATCATTAGTTATACCTGCCAAGTCAAAGAGCTATGTAATTAATAATAAGGTATCAGCTAATACTACAGCATCTGATATTGTGAAGATGAAGACAGCCAGTGGTGATGGATATGATATACCACTAGGTTCTGTAGGATTAGTTATATGTGATGGTACATCAGTACACTCTATTAATGCTAAAGGATTTAATCTAGGTACAGCAGCCAGTGCAGATATAGGAGTCTGTGCTACTAATATACCTGATACTTCTCTTGCTGACATACGATATCTACGAGTATCCACTACAGGTAATGTAACCTTACTAGGTACAAAGACTATACGTGATGGATCATTTGTTATATCAACATCAGCCAGAGTATATAATCCTATAGTGACTGTAACAGATGCAGCATGTATCAGTGTAAACTTTGCCAAGGGTAATAACTTCTTGGTTACTATAGGTGGAAATAGAACACTGAAGAAACCTGCTGAATGCACAGTAGGACAAGGTGGTAACATATACTTTGTACAGGATGGTACAGGGTCTAGGACATTAAGTTTTAACACGGCTTGGCAGTTTGTATCAGCCTCTGTACCTAGTTTAAGTACAGGTGCTGCTGATGTAGATATGCTGGTATTTAATGCACGAAGTAGTGCAACAATAGATGCAGTACTTCTAAAGAACTTTGATAGGTAAATATGTCTTCTTCAAATGCTAAACTTGTAAAGATGAATTTTGCTCCCGGCATTAGAAGGGAATCTACTCAGTATGCAGAGGAAGGTTCTTGGTATGATGCTGATAGGGTAAGGTTTAGAGCTGGTAGACCAGAGAACCTACGTGGGTATGAGACAAAAGTATCTGCTACGTTTGATGGTGCTGCTCGTGATCTTCTTACCTATACAGATTATGATCAGCAGAAGAGAGCAATCTTTGGCACACCTCAGAAGTTGTATGAACATGATCAGGATAGGCTTGTAGATATAACTCCTGTTTCTACTTCAACTACTATTACAAGTGCATTTACCGTAGCTCTATCAGCTACTACAGTTACAGTTACGGCTGCTGGACATGGACGAGCAACTGGAGATTATGTCTTCTTTACCAGTGTATCAGGTCCAAGTGGTGGTGTAACCATAGGTGGTAATATAATATTAGGTACAAGTGTATATGAGGTTACTAATCTAGGAACTAATTCTTTCTCCATAGAAGTAGCTACAACTGCCAGTGCTGCTCAAAATAGTTCAGGTCAGGCTACTGTACACTATCCTATCTTTACTGGTGTATCTAATGCTGCTCCCGGTCTAGGATTTGGTGCTGCCAAGTATACAGCTACAGAGCCAACATCTGTAGGTATAAGTAAGGTTACGACAAATGCTGGTAGTCCCTTGGTCACTGTCTCTTGTGGAGCTGCTCATAATGCTGCTGCCAATGACTTTGTATTCTTTAAGCCTACAAGTATAGATGCTGTAGCTGCCACAGTAGGAGGTAATCTTATACTAACTAAGTCTAGTGTAGGTGGAGTAAGTGTAGGTGGTCCTCTATTTACTGTAACATCAGTAGCAAGTACACAGATTATTATTACAGCTAAAGCTAATGCAAGTGCATCAGGAGATGTTACTTCTAATTTGAATATGACTGCTCGTATATTCCCACAAGGTACTACAGGCAGAGCTTATAATAAACCTACATCTGTAGGGGCTACAGGTTTCTCAAGTCAGATTACACAATGGAGTTTAGATAATTGGGGTGAAGATGTACTATGTAATCGTAGGAACGGAACACTATATCTATTCGATACAGATGCATCAACAACTCCTTTAAGAGCAGTAAAAGTATCTGGAGCTACAAACTCCACACCTACAACGATTGCATCTATCTTGGTATCTCCTAATGATAGACATGTCATAGCTCTTGGAGCTAATCAATTTGGAACTACGGCATCACCATCAGGTACATATGATCCCATGACAGTACGATGGTCTAATCAGGAAGACCAGACTAATTGGGTTCCTTCTGTTAGTTCGACTTCAGGTGAAGTACAAATTACTGATGGTAATAAGATAGTAGGTGGAGTACGATCTAGAAATGCTATTAATATATGGACAGACAATGCACTATGGTTACAGACATTTGTAGGTCCACCATTTACATTTAAGTTTGCACAGATGGGTTCTGGTTGTGGACTTATAGCACCACATGCAGCCGTTGACTATGATGGTCGTACTGCATGGATGGGCTTTGATAACTTCTATGTATTTGATGGACAGGTACGAACTCTGGACTGTACAGTACGTAGATATATATTTGATAGATTAAATGAGAGCCAGAAAGATAAGATATTTGCAGGAGTTAATTCAGAATTTAAAGAAATAGTATGGTTATATCCTTCCACGGATTCCAATGAGTGTGACTCCTATGTTATATGGTCGCCTGATGAAAACTACTGGACCTATGGTAGTGGTATCTTTACTACCTTTGCAGATAAGGGAACCTTTGATAATACAATTACAACAGGTGTAAGTGTTGCAGGTAATAACTTATATAATAACGAACCTGAAAATATCTTTACAGTAAATGGTGAAGCAGCAACTTCATTTTTGGAGTCAGCAGACTTTGATATACAGGATGGTAATGAGTTAATGTTTATTGATCGTATCATTCCTGATTTAACTATGAATGATGGATTAATTAAGTTTTCCATAAAGACAAAGAATTTTCCAGATCAACCTGATTCAGATTTGGTGGAGAAAGGACCATTCTCCATATCAAAGAATACAAGTAAAGTAGATTTAAGAGCACGAGGAAGGCAGGGGAGAGTAAGAGTATCCTGTGAATCAGGAGGTACGAAGTGGCAATGGGGTTCCATTCGTATGTCAATGCAACCTGATGGGATGAGATAATGGCTAGGTATCCAGAGTTTCCATTAATATTTCCTGATGATGTTCAGAGGGGAGTAGAACATGTTTACAATAGATTTCAGCAATGGGGTGCTGCACTTGTTAACGAACTGGATACACGAGATCAAATAGAAGAAGCTAAACCATCTACTAATATTTATGCAGTAGTAACGGTGGGTAGTATTAAGAGGCCAGATAAAGGTGATATAGCTTACTCAGTTAGTAGTGGTAAGTTTAAAGGATACGTTAGTACAGCAGGAACACAAGCATGGCAGGATTTAAACTAATGACTAGAGATGAATATAAACAGTATATCGTAGATGGTAGCTTTATTTCCAATATGAATAAGGGAGTATTTGGTACGCCTATTTACTTGAAGTCTGCTACGGTACAGACTCTAGTTAAGCCAATGACTAATCTTGATAATCCTATGTACTACCATCCAAATCAACAGAGTACTTTTATTGCTAATAATACATTACCACAATCGAACTACGCTAATCCACGGAGAATGAAGTAATGGCATATAATGTAAAACAACTGGAACAACTACAAGATATGATAGGGACAGAAGCTGAAGTGCCTAATGCTATGGATAGGTACAATGCTATGCAACTCTTGAAACGTGGACCTGCTCGTAAGCCTGTACGTAGAGAAGGCGGTGGAGATATGGGATTACATAATAGTGTAGAAGAGGTAGCATCTAAAGGTAGGTATGGAGATACAACATTAATACATGTTAACCCAGAAGAAGTACAAGGATTAGCATCTATTGCTCCTCTTACAACTAATCCTGAAACTGGTTTACCAGAAGCATTCTTACCTGCTTTAGCTCCTTTCATAGTGCCAGCCTTAACTGGTGCTGCCATAGGTGGTATAGGTTCGGCTGTTACAGGTGGTGATCCTTTAAAGGGTGCTGCCTTTGGAGCTTTAGGTGGAGTTGCAGGTCCAGCTATAGGTGGAGCATTAGGTACTTCAGCATTAGGTACAGCATGGGGTGGTCTAGGTGCCATAGGACAAGGGATGCTTATTGGTGGAGCAATGGGTGGTGTTCGTTCTCTCTTTGGCGATAGTGATAATCCAATGCGTGATATACTTATGGGTGCTGCTATGGGTGGTCTTGGTGGTGCTGTAACTGCTCCAGAAGGTCAAAATCTATTGCCAGACTTTGGAGGAGGAGACTCAATACCTACTGTTGCTGCAATTGACCCGGCTGTAGATACATTCCAACCACCTTGGGCACCACCAGCTCCTAAAGTAGATGTAGTACAACCAAGCTACACTCCAGTAGCACAAGCACCAGTTAACTATGCTGGAACAAAAAATCTACTTAGTGGTCCTGTTCCTGTAACTACTCCATCTATACCTACAAGTAATGTAACAATGGATGCTCTTGGTAGGGCTGATGTAGCACCTGTTGTGCAACCACATAATATGTATAATAATAGAGTAACAATGGATGCTCTTGGTAGAGCTAATGCAGCACAGCCTGATCTTTCAAGTATTGAACAAAATTGGCAAGGTAATTATGAAAGATCACCTGATAATTATGTTTATGGTGGACTAACAGATAGTATTTCAGATGTAGAACAACAATATTTAAGTGGGAATACTTCAACAGATGGGAGTGCTTCAACATCAGATCAAACAGAAAAAACAGGATTAGGTAAATTAAGTGATTGGTGGGATAGGCAAGGTGATTTAACTAAAGCTGGTATCATAGGTGGTGGGGGATTGTTAGGATACTCCATGTTACAACCACAATATCCTGAACCATTGGAAGAACAAGAAGAAATATTTGAATTTGAGAAAAAGCCACCTCTACCTATACGTACTCCTGTAGGACGTAATAGAGATGAGATACTAGCACAGTATCTAAGTAGCTCTCCCACAGCAGGGCAACCACAAAGCTGGTTCACAGAGCAGGATGTTAATGTAGCCAAGCAAGGTGGTATTGTAGGTTTATTTAGTGGAGGAGAAATACTTCCTAATGGAATTAAAGTAATTAAAGGAAAATCAGGATTAGGTGCTTCTAGCGGAGGTGGTGGTACAACAGGAGCAACAGGTAGTACAGCAGGTGGTTATGGTGGATCATATGGTGGATATCCCGGTGGATATGCAGAACATCCAGCTATAACGAATAGTCGAGGTAGAGGAAGAAATGATCCTGTAAAACCTCCTCCTCCTCCTGTAGAGGAAGCTATACAAGCTAGAGAATTTACTATTAATCCATTCAATGCTCAAGAAACTCTAGCAAGAATAGGTGGAAGTTCTCCTAGTACTATAGAAGATGCTGCACTCTTTCAAAGTCTATTAGATCAATCTACTGCTGGTGTACCTCAAACTTTTGGCGTACCTCAAGCTACTGCTGGCGTACCTCAAGCTACTGCTACAGCATTCCAAGAACAGGGTGATGCTGCTTTAGAAGATCTATTGAATAGAGCTGCTAATCTACCTCAACTACAGGAAGCAGCTACTGGTGGAATTGTAGGACTAGCTACAGGTGGTAATACTCCTGTCTTTGAAGGAAGAGTAATGGGTCAGGGAGATGGTATGGATGACGATGTAGCATTTGGAGTAGTACCTCAAACTCCAGCAGATGTACCTAATACTCCTGACATGGCTCTCCTAAGTTCAGATGAATATGTAATGCCAGCCGATGTAGTATCTATGCTAGGTAATGGTAGTAGTACTGCTGGTTCCAAGATGCTGGATCAATTTAATCAGTTGCTTCGTAAGAAAGCACATGGTACAAATAAGCAGCAGACTCAACTGGATGCAGGAAGGGAACTCTCAAGTTTAGTATAGATGATTATATATCAAGTTGAACCAAAGCATGTTGATCTTATATGGCCTGATGTTGGGGAACTATTAAGTAAGCCACTTGAGAAATCTTTAGGAGAGAATACGTTAGAAGATATAAAGAGTTGGATAAAGAGTAAGACATACCAGTTATGGGTAATACTGGACAAGGAACAGAATAAGATTATAGGAGCATGTGCCACACAGATAATTCATTATTCCAGAAATAATCATTTAAGAATGGAACTAGCTGCTACAAATAATAATACAATGGACTTATGGATAGATGATTGGTACAAAGCTACAGAAGATTTTTGCAAGAAACAGAATATAGATTATGTTGAAATTGTAGCACAACGTGATGGATGGATTAGATTGTTAAAAGATAAGGGATATAAGAAATACTACACTGTCTTAGTAAAGGATATGAAAGATGACTGACATTAGAAAATATACATCAACCCTGTCAATGCCTGAGAAGGTGGAGCTGTTCAACAATTTGTACGGTGAACTTGCAGGTTATGGTACGGAAGGAGATACAGAACTAGCTCATGTAAATACATTTGAAGCTCGTCTGTTAAAGTCTATTGGTGGGTCAGGAACAATTAATGAGATTACTGGACTTAGACAGTTCGGTGGTGGTGGTCAACCTCCTCCTCCCCCTCAACAGCAAGTTAAACAGGAAGCATCCTTTCCAAAAGAACTAAGACCATTTGTTAGTGATGCACTTACACAAGGACAGGCAGAGTTTGAGAGAGAACAGGCAGAAGGATTCCAACCATTCCCCGGTCCACAGATAGCTGAGTTTGGACCTGAACAATTAGCTGCACAGGAATTAGGTAGAAGGCAGTTTACAGGATTAGCTGGTACACCTCTTGCTCAAGCCAGTACATACTATCAACCAGCTTTATCTGCTACTGCATTAGGTACAGCAGAGATAGGTACAGAAGATATACAACGTAGGATGGACCCATTCTTGCAGAATGTGGTAGATATAGCCAAGAGAGAAGCTGTAAGAGATGAAGATCTAGCTAGTCAAGGTAGGGCAGCACAGGCTGTAGGTGCTGGTTCCTTTGGTGGTTCCAGACAGGCTATATTGGAAGCAGAAGCTGAAAGAAATCTTGGACAAAGACTTGGTGACATACAGGCACAAGGATTATCTACAGCATTTCAGAATGCACAGTTAGCTGCTGAACAACAACGACAAAGAGAGATGACAGGTGGTAGACAGTTTGCAGCATTGGGAGATATAACAGGTACTCGTGCAAGATCAGATCTATCTGGTCTGGCAGGTATTGGAGAGATACAACAGCAGAGAGAACAGCAAGCTCTTGATCTGGCAAGGCGTGAGTTCTTGGAAGAACAGGCATTCCCTCAAAGATCCTTGCAACGATATGCTTCACTAATACGAGGTTTTCCATTGGATGCATCTCAACAAAGAACTACAATAGATACACTTGCAACTCCATCCTTGGCACAGACACTAGTAGGTGGGTTAGGTACGGCTGCTGGATTGTATGGAGCCTTTGGCGGCTTCAAGAAAGAAGGTGGTCTGGTAGGATTGCAAGGTGGTGGTCAGCCAATGATGGATCAACAGCAACCTAATGAATTAGATTCATTGGAGATGCTACGACAAAGAGGAGCAGCTATACGTGGATTGTCTGAACCTGTAGGTAGTGGTGGTGTTGTAAATAGATTTGGTGGTAGTAGGGTAAGTGCTACTAAGACTGCACAACCACAAGGTGGACCTGCTACATCAGGACAGGGAAAGGGTTTAATTAATATGATATTAAGAAATAATCCTAAATTCTTAGAAAAATTAAAAGGACTAGGTGGTACTGCCAAGAAAGCCTATGCTGAGTTTAATCCCGGTACACAAGGTGGTCAGTATGCTGAAGGTGGATTATTATCTGTTAGTAAAAATGCATCTACATCAAGTTTAAATAATCCTGATGATTGGCTTACACAAGGACATGGTGGTAGTCAGAATCCAGTTGAAAGAAGTGGAAGAGTACCATATCCATTTGAAGAATATGAAAGACTTAGAAAGTTAGTTGAGGAAGGAAGAATAGGTAGAGATGATCCACTACGTACTGAATATGCAGCAGCTCAAGAAGCATATTTAGAAGGAGTTAAGGGAAGAAGTGGAAAATTAGAAGATAGACTGGCAGGACTAGCTGATAGAGAAAGACAAGCACAGTTTGGAAACTTGGCTAAGTTCTTATCACGGCTAGGTACAGATGTATCTGGTGGTGCTCAACAAGGAGGTTTACGAGGACTGTTAGGTGCGACTGTATCTGCTGGTGAGCAAACACTTCCTTCAATTTTACAAACTCAGGAAGATTTTTATGGAAAAGAATTAGATCTTCTTGATCAAATTGAACAATCTGATCTAGCTGCATTGGAAACAAAAGCAGGTATATCAAAAGAAGCACTAGAACAAGAGAGAGCATATCGAGCTGAAGAACAGGCAGCAGCAGGAACTCTGTTTGATCTTTCTACAGATTTATATGGAGTACAAGCTGATATAAGAGTAGCAGAATTAGCAGCACTAGGAGAGGGAGCTTCTTCATCAGATGTTAATTCACTTAAAAATCTAATTTATGATGGATTTAAGGTTGATTATCAAGTATTACCTAATGGTGATGTTGTGTTAGGTGATGATGTACCTCCTGTTGTAAGGCTGAAAATACTTAATGCTGTGGAGAAAGGTCTTGAAGCAATGCGACTTAGTGGGCCAGATGTTGGTGGTATTCAAGCAGGACTCAATGCTGTTTCTCAAGATATAAGAACACATTTAGGAGAAGGTACTATAAGTGCAGATAGAGGAGCAATAGATCTATTACGAAGTGAACCTGATGAGGCATCAATAGCAGCTTTTATAAAGCAGTATGGTGGGACAAGAGAACAGATTGATGAACTTATAAGTATGTCGATTGAAGAGTTAAATGAAAAATATTCAAAAACAAATTAATTAAAATGGCTGAACTAAATAAATTTGAGCAGTATGAGGCTTCTAAGAAGTCTTCTGATACAGATCTAGGATCAAAAGTAGATCCAAGACCTATAAGAGAGCAAACCACTACTGATCCTAGAAGTGGTGAAGAAGTTCCTGCGGCTACTTCAATAAGAACTATGGAGTCATTAAATACTAATCCTGAATGGTTATCTTCAGCTAAATCTATTTATAAATATGAAGAGGGAGAAAATTTTAAAGGATCAGATAAAAAATTATCTAATTGGTTAAAAAATAGACAAGCTAAACTTTCATGGGATCTATATAATTTAGGATCTACTGCATTAGATGTAAAGAACTTTACTCCTGAAGTACAGAACGCATGGGTAACCTCTTTAAACTTATATGACGAGGCTGATCCTGATTTAAGATCAGCTTGGAATTCTTTAAGACAAATGGCTACTGATCCAGTAGCCATAGCAATAGGTCTACCTAGTTTTGGTTTTGGTTTTGCTGCTGCTAAAATTGGTGGTAGAGCTGCTGCTATGGCTGCACGAGGTTCCTTTAAAAAGCAATTAATAAAAAATTTAGTAGACAGAGGTGTTACAACAAAGGTTGCAACACAATTTGCTGAAAAAGGAGTAGTACATAAAACTATAACTGCATCTATATTATCAAAAGCTAGAAGTAAAGCAGCTAAAACTGTAGCTAGTCAGAGAGGAAAAACTGCATTACTTCCCGGTGCTGCATATATGGGAGCTTATGACTTAGCTCAACAAACATTCGATATAAATATGGAGTTTATTGATCCAGAAACAGGTGAAGTAAAAGAGTATGATCCTGTTCAAACTCTTACTGCTGCTTTGGAAGGAGCTTTATCTACATCATTATTATCAAAATATGGTGGGAGAGCTTCTGAAAAATTATTTAGAAAGCGTAGAGTTAGACAGAATAATGAGAAACTAACAGCATTGGAAAGAGCTACTATTAAACCTGTAAATAGAACTACAGGTACTGTTCGTTCTGAAATGGATATAGGTAATATACAACAATTAGCTTTTGATACTCAAAGAAAACTTATAAAAGGTGGACGGATTACTTTAGATATAAAAGGAGTAAGAGCACTTACAGAAAAGCTAAAGAATAGAAGAGGTGCTTCAAAAGATATTCAGAGTCGAGCAAGTATAGAAGAAATTAAAAATATTTTTAAATCTTTAGGTATTGAATTAGTAGCTGTTAAGGGTAGTAAGAATAAAAAATTTATAGGAAGAAAATTTAATGAATTTAATATAGGTCCACAGTCTGCACCAAGATATGGATCGGAGTTAGCCAGAGGAGAACTTACAGTAGGGTGGTTGAAAAAGAAAGTATCTTCTGATGCTGGTTTACCTAGAGAAGCTGGAGTTCTTCTAAGAAGAAAAGATGCTGGTGAAGCAAGAGCTAAAAGAGTAGCTGGACAAAGAGTTAAGCAATTAGATAAAGCTGTACAAAAAGAATTTTTTGGAACATCATTAAAGCAAAAGTTAATAGATAGAAAAACAGCAGCAAATCTTGCTGATAATACACTAAGAGATCTTAATAATATATTGAGAGGTAATGCTTTAACAGTTAGTAAACTTAGTAATAAGTATAAAGATAAACCTCAAACTTTAAAAGTATTAAAGGAGATGAGGAAAGATATACAATATTATCAGAAGGTTCTTTTAGGAACAGGAGCTATAAAAAAAGATACATATAAAAAAGGAAAACAAATACCGAATCCTCTCTATGGAAAAATAGAAAAATCAATGGATGGTAAGACTACTGAGCTATGGATAAATAGACAGTATAAAATATTTAATGATCCAGCATGGAAAGAGATTGCATACTCTACACCAGATATATATGTAGGTGCTAGAACCTTTTTAAAAAATAGAGTATTTCAAACTAATAAAAAACTTGCAGATATAGATAATAAGATGAATAATCATATTACTACAGATGCAAGTGGTATATCTAATTATAATTATAAATCGGCTGCACAAGCAGGAGTTGATCCTAAAGATATAGCACTCCATCAATCTTATTTTGATCCAGATACTGGTTATGTTACAAAACTTATGGATGATATAATGAACATTCATGGTGAAGATGAAATGTTCAAGCTATTTGGATCTTCCGATGGTTTAAAAATAGGTAAGAATCCAATTAAAATTTTGGATAAAAGAAAAGCAATTCCTGCTCCCATTAGAAAACTTATGGGTGAGTATGAAGATCCATTTACTAATTATGAAAACTCATTCCTTAAACTTAATTCTACTATTAATACATATAGATATGAAAAAGAAATGAGTGAACTTGTTAAAGGTGGATTTATACCGGGAGCAGGTCCAATACGTAGTGTAGCACGAGGAGAAACTACAGAACTTAAATCACGATTTCCAGAACGTACTGGTATAGATGTTCCATATGAGGAAGGATTTGGAGCAGCAACAGAAGGATTACAACGTCCATTGTCAGGACTATATGGACGATCCACAGTAGCTGATGCAATTTTAAATGGGAATGAAATTCTTCATCAGACAGCAGCGGCTGGAAAAGCTCGTGGAAATTATATTGGTGGAAAAGTAATTAGAGGATACCTTTATCAACAAGGTTTAACAAGAGGTGCTAAAGTATTATACAGTTTAACTGCATATCCACGTAACTTTTTAAGTGCTGGTATGATGGCATTTGGTGCTGGATATTTTAGACCTACATATCTTAAAGCACTAAAACCTGTATTTAAAGAAATGGCTGGATGGAGTGATCCTGCTATACGAGGAGAAATAGAGAAACTAATTGCTTTAGGCGTACATCAAAGTGGTGTACATTTAGCATCTATAAGAGCTAACTTTGCTGATGCAGCTAGTGGATCTTTATTTGCACAGGTAAGTCCTTTACAACGATCTCAAAAAGGTATAGCTAATAGAGCAAAGAAACTTAATTTAGGTGTTGCAGAAGTTTATCAAAGTTTAGATGATATGTGGAAATATTTTGGATTCTTAAATGAGAAACAAAACTATAGAAATGTTTTAATAGGTAGAGCATCTGTTGCTAAAATAAAACAAGAGGCTGGAGAAGCATTAAATCGTGAAGAAAGAAAGTTATTAGATGAATGGAATAGACAGGGTGGTAAATTTTATAATCCTTCTTTACATGTCGTAGAAAAAAATAGAAGTGCAGATGGTGTTGAGTATGCTCTTACTTATTTAGATAGAGTGGCTGCTGATCAAACACTAAGACATATGCAAAACTATGCAAGTGTATCTCAGTTTATAAAATATTTACGTACTGTACCATTTGCTGATTTCTTTTCTTATACCAGTGAACTAGCAAGAACACAATATAATATATTAAAAACTGCTAAAGATGAAGTTCGTGAAGGAAGAGAATTAATGAAGCGTAATGTACGACTTCCTGATGGAACTTTAGCTGGAGAAGATATAGCAAATAATGGACTTTATAGACTAGGAAGTACTATGATAGCTCAATCTTCTGCTGGTGCTGTATCTGCATGGAGTGCTGATAAAGTAATATCTGGTGCTACAGGTTTAGCCTCAGATGCTTTCGATTATATTCAATCCTTTGATGAGGATTATGCTAAAGGAAATTATTATTATTGGTTGACTCCACCTAAAAATGGTAAAGGAAGAAGAATTAATCTTAGCTATGGTTTTCCGTGGGCTAATTTTCATACACCTATAAATGCAACTCTACAAGCTATACAAACAGGTGGAGATGATGTAGATTATAAAATAGGTCAAGCAGTTTGGGATAATACAGTTGGAACATTAGCAAATTGGTTTGGTCCTTCTATGTATGCAGAAGCATTAGGCAGAGTATGGATGGGTTATGATGAATATGGAAGAAAAATATATAAGGAAGGTGTTGAAAATCTTGGATATAATACAGTACAATTTATGAAGGAAATGTGGAGAGCATACTCACCGGGCGGTGAAGGTACTGTGAAAAATTTAGTTAGATCTTATACTGATCGACCTGATGTTACTAAATTTGAAGCATACGAACTGGAAAAGCAAGGTATTGATCCTTATTCTGCAATTAGAAGAGGAAAATCAGGTAGTAGATTTAATTCACAAGATCAATGGATAGGATTAAGTGGAATAAAACCAGAAGAATATGATATAAAAATTAAAATGGGGTATGAGATTGCTAATGTAAAAAAGGACATGGCAGATGCAGGTAAAATATTTACCAATATGATACAAGAAAAATCTCCAACAACAGTTGATGATCTTGTAAAAGCCTATGAAGAGGCTTTAGAAATACAATTTTCTAAAGCAAAAGATTTAAATGATATATTTGAAAGAGCTAGAGGAGCAGGACTTGATAATGCAGCTATAAAAAAATCTATAACAGCACAGGGATTGTATGATATAGATAAACAAATGTGGAATAGTTTATTAAATTCAGGTATATATATACCACCAAAGCCAAGAAGTTCTCAAATAAAGAAATGGTGGCAAGAAAGTTTATTACAAGTAGACTCAGCTCCACCGATATGGGAGGCACAGTCTCAGTTAATGAAGATATATAATAGATATAGAAATTCTTCTTTAATTAGTGAAGAACCAAATAAATTTGAGATATATGAACAATCTAAACAGAGGAATTAAAATGCAAGACATGACCATGATCTGGAATGCCATTCTCACGATGGCTATTGGTGGATTTCTGTGGTGGATACGTAACACTTCAGCATCCATTACAAAGATACGTGAGGAAGGGTTGTCTAATAGGGAGCACATAGCTCTAACCTATGCAACCAAACAAGATGTTAAAGATGACCTACAGCAGATTATGGCAAGGTTCGATAGGCTTGAAGATAAGATTGATGACTACATGAGAATGGATAAGTAATGACTGAGATTTTTACAAGGGAGTATTTGCCTAGAACTTCTCCTAGAGATATACTTACAAGAGGTATAGCTGCTCACGAAACACCGAAAGAACTATATGATGATCCTTGGATTAGAACTCTGCATAGAGAGGCTCCCGGTGGTTCTACTGCTTATGGTCCCTTGCAAATAACAGGATCTACGTTGGATGATTTAAAAGATGATCACTTAATAAGTAAGGGGCAATCAAAACTATCTGATAAAGAAAAGAAATTAGTAGAAAAGCTAAAAAGACAATCTAAGAAATTTGCTAAACATGGTAACGAGCAAGATATGGAAGGATATGATCCACGATATGATTATGGTGGAACAGGAGATCTCTTAACCCCAGAAGAAAAAGAGACATATTGGGATTTAGGTGATAGACTATTTAAATTAAAAGCCTATTATAAAGGATACGATCCTGATAGATTGGATGATCTACAATTAGCTGAAGTAATAGGTGATTGGTATGGAAGTGAAGATAAAGAAAAGAATGAAAAATATGCAGCAAAGGTTTTTAAAAAGTTAAAAAAATATACAGGTGGGATGATACAACGTAATCCATACCCATATAATGCACGACCCATATAAGGAGTTATAATGAAGAAACGATGGGAGTTTTTCTCAGAAGACGATTTAAGATGTAAAGGAACAGGGGAAATAAATATGAATGAAGAGTTTATGAAAAGACTCGTAGCTCTTCGCAAAGAACTAGATCAACATATGAATATAATATCAGGCTACAGACATATGGCCTACAACGATGTTATCGGAGGCCGTAGGGACTCTCCTCACCTACGAGGTATAGCAGTAGACATTGCATGTCATGGTAAGAAAGCATATAATATAATTAGAGTAGCAACAGAGCATGGCTTTAAAGGTATAGGTATAAAGCAGCATGGCTCTAAGGAAGATAGGTTTGTCCACCTAGATATGGACGATCATCAAACTCCAATGATATGGAGTTATAAGTAACGCAACGATAAGGAGTAACAAATGATTTGGATGGAATTTATTAGAACGTCTTGGCCCATCTTTGTTGCACTTATTACCCTTATCATTGTGCTGGCTAAGATGCATTCTGATATTCAAATTATAAAAGAGAAGATCAGAACACTCTTTGAACTATTTAACAGAGAGAGGAATTAAAAACTACGGCTATATTCTAGGAATATATCTCCTGTATCTCTATAGCTCACACCATCTACTGTATCAGAACGAAAGAAGTTTACGGTACGCCCTATCTTACGTGTCCAAGCTACCTTGATAACATTGTCTTCCAAGAACTGCTTTGAAAGAAAGAGCCTCATCTTATTCTGAGTACCATCATCTGCATTAAACTCATAGCGAGTACCTAGTGTAATCCCTAGATCTGCTGTCCTAGTAGGCAATGGTGCCAGATCTTCAACAGTAACGTCACCTGCTTGTGCTTCTTTGTCTTCATTACAAGCAGCAATTAAAAATAAACTAGCTACTAAAGCGGCTATAATCTTCATGTATTTCTCCTATGTAAAGTTACATTTATTAACAAGTTCACTAACCTTCTCCTTACCCAGTACCTGCATAGCTTCCACGATAGCTGTTTCCAATCCTTCCTCTGATATATCTATTTCTTTACCGCTTTTAGCTCCACGTATTCTGGACAGGAGTTCAAGTGCCTTGATAGCACTATTCGTATGTCCATTTGCTTTCGCAAATGTGTATTGATTTTCTATCTCCTCTATTACATCAATGTTTGTTTCAAGTTCATTCTCAAGATCAGCTATTCTCTCTACTATCTCTGCATTCTTTAACATCCTATAGCCTTGATTATAGGCAGATCGTGTAGCATAACCAGCAGCCTTCGCAGCTTCTGTTGCATTACGATGTAGGATGTATGCTTGAGCAAACCTCTCTTGTTTATCTGTTAGCATTATTTAAGATTGTCTCTTTGTATACCTTTGGTCTTCTCAAAACTTCTCATACCACCAAGACCAAGTAAAGATAATGTTAATGTCATCAGTCCTTCTGTTGGTATGATAGGCATGACTACATCAGTAGCCCATATAGCTAGTACCCATAGGCATACAGGTTGGAATACGAATTGCCATCCTAATCCAAAGGCACATATCCACATGATAGCTGGCCTAGCTCCTGCTACAAAGATAGAAGGATGCTTGGCCTGTTCCTTATTAACATCTATCTGTGCAAGATTAGCTCGTTGCACCTGTGTCTTTAGCTCATGGTTTAACTTGGCACGTAGATCTTTGTCCTCGACAAACTTATCCAGTACATTATCTACCACACCCACTACTGATTCTATAATTCCTATAGCCATACTATTCTCCTATGTTAAATAGATTGCACTGAAGAACATTATCACAAAGCTGAGTACGAATAAAGATATAATTAGTTCCCAATCTTCCATGATATCCTCAATGACTGTACAAAACATTTGTTTTAAATATTCCAGACGAGACAAACCTTTCCTCCACTTCTTCAAAGGTTACATGAACAGTTGTCCATTCATGATGCTTATTATACCATACTTTATTCAATAAGTCCATCCACCATTCAGGAGAATGTACAGATACGTGTACGTTCTTGCCGTTCTTAAATGTTTTAAGTGCTTCGTAACAGGCTATGTTCAGGAATACAGCCTTGCTTGAGTAGCCCATAATCTTATCCAACACCCACTCTGCATCTTCTGTAGGTATATGTTCCATCACATCCACAGCTATGACTGCATCGAATACTCCTTCAGGTAGCTTGGAGAACTTCTCCACACCCGGATCATAGCAGGTTACTGAGTTCAGATTCCAGAACTTATCCAATGGTTTAGTTAACTTCTTCTTAGTATAAGGATGATCTGCTTCATATAAGTATCCCTTACCACTACCATAATCTAGAAGAGTCTTACACTTATTATCCTTTAGAATAGATCTAATATAATGTGTATACTTGAGTACACTCTTGCCCGGAAACATAGTAGGATCTTTATGTAAGCCCTTGTATTCATCTACTAATTCGTTATACTCAGTGGATGGCTCAGTCATTGAATGCATCCTTGAACTCACTTACTTTTCGTTCATCAAGATATAGTTTCCATAGAGCACTAACGAGTGTCTTGTCTCCATGCACATCCAGTGTTAAGTTCATAGATGCATCGTTAAAGGTACGTTCACAATCCTGTGCCATAGCCAGTAGCTCACCAGTAGTCCAGAAGTCTTCACCTCGTACATTAACCTGTATGTACTTAGGCTTTGGCTCCTCATCCTCTGAGCCTGTTGTCTCTTTCATCTGCTCTGGAGTAGGCTTCTTCTGCATGGAAGAATCAAATCCAAAGAGATCAAATGTTCTAAAGCCCATCGTATGCATGATGCCAAGGCACCTCATGGCTGCACACGTACCACCTGTAATAAGAGTAGAGCCTTCTGGTATGCCAAGGTTAGGCATTACATGTACCTTCTGGTTCTCTATCTCCTGTTCTCTCTCCTCTTCATTACGTAGTGATTCGGTAAATGCATGCCATCCATAGATGTCAGCTTTCTTCTCCAGCAGATACTTGGTAACAGATGGATCAGTCATGGATGCCACAAAGAACTTAGTGGTAGGATCAATAGTCTTGAATAGATCCTTACGTATTACTCCATGTGTACTCTCTCCTTCAATAGACCGTGGATCAAGTACAATACAAGCCCAAGGTTTGATACCATTCTCCAACAGTTTAGGATAAGAGTGCTTTACACATAGTACTTTAGCATCTGGTTTCTCCTTAATAAACTGTTTGACCTTATCAAAGTCCGTTGAGTGTCCACCTGATACTATAATAACTTCCCCATTATGAGGTATACACTTACCAAGGAACTTGTCCTTATCCATTAGCTTCATGTTCTCCATGATATTGCTCTGTATATACTCTTTGTCTACACAGTCTCGTGGATGTACCACAATAGGTACGTTAAGTAAGCTATCAGGAAGGGCTGGAGTTGTAGCTTCATTATATATAATACAATAATGAGTTACTCCACCATCCTTAACAGGGTCAGAGGAAGGAAGGACTATTCTCTTCACACTCTCCAATGTCTGTATCAGTATGTTTGCTCCATGATACTTCTTGGATGGTTGTTTCTTATCAGCATCCTCACTGAAATAGTTATCCACCATCTTGACACGAGAGCCTTCCAGCTTGGAGTAATCATTCTGTGTAGTTATAATACTATTACCACCACCTATCAAAGCTAAGTCAGGCTCTGCCTTTACCAGAGTATCTCGTGTATTACCCTTGACCAAGGTAAAGTTAAAGGTTTTATTCTTATCTTTCTTCATGCTATCTTTGAACTCTGTTAATCTTTTCTCAACAGCTTTCATATTAACATGAGCTTTGTGATTAAACTCTTCTATATCTGTGTCTTCTGTAGCATCCTCAAACAAATCGTAGCCTGTATAGGTAACTTCATCGTTGTTTTCAAAAGCAGCAAGAGCCATTTCTATAGCTCGTCCACCATTCCATGTACCTGTTTCCACTATAGTTTCAGGCTTATAGTATCTAATAATATCAGCCAGCATCTTAGTACGATTAGGTCTAATGTCTGGTGGTAAGGCTTCCTCTGATAGAGGGAAGACCCTGTTACCATCACTGTCACGTAAGGCTCTGTTACTTTCCTCTAAGTTTGTTAGATACTTTCTAAAGGGAGTAGCAAAGATACCCTTCTTTGTATTGGCTGGAGTAAGGGTATGCACTCTCATACCATGTGCTCTGTATATATTTAGCAATCTTTCAAAGATAAAAGCATCATGCCATTCTCTATAGGATAGTATCTCGTTACTCTCATAGGCTCCACGTAGATCACCAAGTATATCCAAAGGTGACTGATGATTTAGATTGAAGGCCATAAAGGATGGATTACTATACTGATCAGGTGTATCAGCCGTTGTATCTCCACTTAGATGTACTATATCAGAACCCTCTGGAAAGAACTTATGTATATAGTCAGATGTAAGATCAGCTACTGGTATGATATTTGTGTTCATCCACAGTAACCATCCACCATCCTTGGTCTTCTCAGCTATGGAGAAGGACTGTTCTGTAAGAGCAAAAACTTTAGGAGCTGTTAGAAGTGTATCTATTCTCCAGTTGTAATCTAGTGTACCATTCTCAGTACCATCGTGGACTGCCATATCAGCACGAAACTCATTAAAGCCCTGCACTTCCTCAAGATTTTTATACTCAATACAATCAGGAAGATCATAGGCTGTTATATCACAATCAAAATAGTAAGCTGTTAGTTTAATATCTGGATGCCAGTACTTGGCAACTCGTTGAAACATCTGGTGTGCATGATCTTTAAGAGAGTTCTCATTGAATGCTGTAACTACATTTATTTGTGTCATTAATTCTTTGCCTTTATTAAGTAATCTACTTCAGCATCTACCATGCCATTAGCTTGTAACCATCGTGCATCGTTAGTCCACTCGACTGCATACTTCGCATCTACCTTACCCCTGCATTCCCATCCTTCAAACCAAGGTCCACCTGTTGTGAAGTGTACATTCTTTGCTTCTAAGTTAGGATCAGAGTGACCATCAAGCCAGTTCCATTCTTCAGGTATACGTCCTATGTCTGCTTCCTTATCAGGTAGCCACTCAAAACCATGCAACCATCTGCCTGATTGTGTATTGACATCATCTATACTAAGGTTCTTGTGTGCCTGATGAGCACAGTTAAACATTATAAGACTTGACCAGTTCTTTCTACGGTATGGTTCCTGTACTTTGTTATCCATCTTGCTACTGGCTTCTGGTTCATACTCGTGATGCACACACCACAGAGGATAGTAATCTAAATTACATATATCAAAGAGGTCTGCCACATCTGTCCTCATATACATATCACAGTCCATGTACAGAGCCTTGCCTTCAAACATATTCAAGAAGGGAACAAGAAATCTGGTAAAGGAAAAGTCAGTAGAGAAAGGACGGCCATCAATCATATCATATCTCTGACCGTCCATAACAGAAAAGTCTCTACGATACAGACCCATACGCTGTACTACATCTAATCGAATTGGCACTACTCTTATTGGCTTCGTTGTTATACGTTCCAATGAGAACTTTAAAACTTGGTAGGCCATATCCTCTTTAGGATCGTAGCCAATATAGACTGTATTCATAGAGTCTCCTTAATTAACAGTTATTTGTCTTGGTCTTTGTTCTTCAGGAATGTTCTGCTTTAATCGAATATGAAGTACCCCATCGGTAAGGTCAGCCCCCTCGACTTCAACCGTGTCGTTAAGGACAAACTTCCTTTGGAATGCTCTCCTAGCAATTCCCTTGTGAACATAGTCAGAGTTATCATGTCTATCACTGGCATCCCCTTCTATAGTTAAGTTACTTTCTTTAACCTCAACCTGTATTTCTTCTTTAGTGAAACCTGCAAGAGCCATCTCTATACAATAAGAGTCTTCACCTGATTTAACAATATCATAAGGTGGATACCCACCATCTGTATTATTAGTAGGGGCTGGAAAATTTGCCAGCATTCTGTCGAACCCAATAAAATATCTAGGCCATAAGTCATTGTTTAACATATCATTCTCCTTTGTTTAGGAACCCATTATGGCATTCCAGTGTGTATTATCTCACATAATTAAGAACTTGTCAAGAACTTTTCAGAGCCTGTAGTCCGATTTCTTCTAGCCACACCTTTTACAGCAGTAGTCGGAAGGCACAGGCAAGCCTTATTTTTTTGTACCCCCTGAGTTCTTTCTTATTATGTCATTATGATTTAACTCACTCCAATATATCTCCAGCCCACTAACACATTCATCAAGACTTGTGAACATATGATATTCTCCCGGTGGTACTACAGTAAAATCCCCGGCATGTAATATAGTCTGATCTGTTAGATCATAGTCATTCTTCCATCGTTCTATCATTAGCTTGCCAGAAATAACATAGAAAGCATTAAACTTTGTCTGATGTTTATGCAATGAGCAATATGATTTAGGCTTTATGTATATCTGATGTATCTCAACAGCAGGACTTTTCAATAGGTCTATCGTGTTACCCCATACTTTTCCTTCCTTCATGATATGTCTACCAGTTCACATACGCCAGCAGTACATGCCAGTTCTTGTGATCCTTTTGTTGTGTCTTCCTTCTCAAACTCTGTAAGTAAAGACCAATCAATACGTTTCTTCGGCATAGTTTTCATTGCTTTGCTATATTCCTCTTTGGTTATCTCCTGATAAGGGGCTTGTATATAACTATGATCAGCATAAGGTAAGAAAGATACACCAGATAGATGATCAAAGTTATCCCAACACCAAGCACCAACTTCTATCCACTCTCTTTCCTTCACAGATATAGTAACACTTGGCTTGTGTTCACACCAGTGTTCTGCATACGTCTTCCATATTTCCAGTTGTTGTATAGCACTAAGATCATTTCTATATACAGACTTAGCATATGTCTTGACAGGAAATGAGAAGACAGAAACATCCTTAGATTCTACATTACCATTTCTTTGAGGTTCATTAGGTATACCCATGTCCTTTAAGAATGCAGTCATAGGATCTTTATTGTCTCCTCTGACTGTTCTAATATAAAACTCTGAGTGTCTAGCATGGATACCACTGGCACTATCTACTAGCTGACTGACAGTACCTGATGGTTTCACACAGGTAATAGCCGTGGACTGAGGTATACCTAGTTTCTCTGCCCACTTCTTATTCGTTGTCACGGCTACGTTACGTAGATATTTAAGAGTATCTTCTAAGTAAGGTATATTAGCAGAGTAAGATAACTTCTCTGGAGAAGTATGTAGTAGTTCACAATCCATAATCCCTGTAAGAGATACACCTAGCAGTCTCTCTTCTTCTGTATTAGTTATCCATCTCTTTCTAAGATAGCCAAAGTCAGTGAGTGTAGATTGAATAGTACCTAACAGGGTAGCTATACGTATCTTTCTTGCCAAAGAATTACGATCATCTTCATGCCTACACACTACCTCTGTTAGATTACAGAATTGATTAGGACGTAGTATAATCTCTGAACAAGGATTAGTTCCAAAGTCTACATCCCATGCTCTACGTTTATTTTGTGAGGCTTTGTATTGTGCTGACTCACGATTAAAGATACCTCGTTCACCACTCTTACTTTCATAGAGAGACTGCCATTCCTGCATAAATATACCAGTGTCAGGACGATTAGTATATACAGCAGAGTTGTTAGCCAAGGCTCGTTGTGGATCAGTATTAAACCAAGCACCAGACTTAGCTGCTCTCATACGATCATCTGATAGATTAGACAAAGATATGAGAGCAGACCTACGTACACCACCTACGACTACCACCTCACCCACCTTACAAACTATATCATGGCACTCTATGGAGTTTAGTTTCCTACCTCTGGCTTCTTCAAACTTACGTATGGTAAAGTCAAACAAGTCCACCAATGGTTGAGGACCACTGGCTCTACCACCAAAGGTTTTTAACCTTGAACCAGCAGGACGTACCTTGGCAACATCTACCTTTGGTATTCTATTTGAATATAAATAAGATATCAAATCCTTGAATGCTCTGGCCCATCCTTCCTTGGAATCAGCCACACTAATAACGTCATCGGTTCTCTCAAACTCTACGTCTGGTATGGTAGGTAACTGATTGACATACTGTCTCTCAACAGAGAAGCCTACACCTGTACCATTCATAAGAATATAAAGTATCTCATCAAAGGACTTTGGATTATCCACTGGTATATAGGAACAATTATATCCAGCTATGTTCTCCCTCTCAAGAGCAGGGCCAGCAGTCATCAACGATCTCATGCTAGGCATTACTTCAAGATTAAGAATAGCATTACGTATCATACTCCAATCCTTGGTATCAAGTTGATCCTTAACCCCAAGGTTTGTTTCTACATGAACTCTAAAGAAACTAATTAATCTATTGACAGTCTCATCCCATGTTTCTCTACGGCCTTCCGATTCCAGCCAACGAGAATATCTGGATAAGTAAATAAAGTTCTGGTACTCAGTCGGTAGACTCATCACTACTCTCCCCATATTCAAGTTCAATTAATAAGTTAATATAATGTACTGCTTTTAACAGGTCTTGTAATCCTTCACCTTTAATACGATGTCTGGTAATATACTTAACTGCATTACCTTCACACCAGTTAAGTTTGTTAGCCATTATATACTCTGTTGGTCCTATGGTCAAGTTCTTATAATGATCACCACCAACCTGATGTTCTTTAGCTCCGTTTGTCATCGCCTACATTCCCCTCTAAATATTTTATTGCTCTTTGTAATAACTCAACACTATCCTTTAACTTCCCTATCCCTGAATTACAATTCTCGCAAAGCCATCCCCTGAATTGGTTTGTTATATGGCAATGATCAAGGCACCATGTTATTCCCTTTCTACGTACCTTACCCTCAAAACTTTTCTCACAAATAGGACACTTGTAATCATCATCAGGATACCTATGTTTTGTTTTTAAGAAATTTACAACACGTACATGAACATTAGTACACTGTCTGCATTGGTGTCTCTTTCCTTGGTACATAGTAGGATCATTTGGGAAATCATCTAATAGTTTTGTCTTATTACATTCAGTACATGTTCTACTATTCTCATCTAATTCTATTATAATTTCTTTCTTAAAGAAGTCAAGTTGTCCCTCGTCATACACTTTATTTCTCCGTTATTATATTATAGATCTTGTATATTATGTTCTTCTTCTTCTTTGAATGCATAGCTGTAAGAGCAAAGCTCCTAACCTGTGACGGTTCTATACCTGCACCATCACATATAAATTCAAAGTTGTCACACGTTACTCCAATACTACAAAAGAACCATGCATGAGCACGGTCCCTGATAACTATATCCTCTTGATATGTCTGTGTATTCTTGTTAGGTTTCTTTAATATATCTATAAGTGCTCGACCAATTATAGCCAAGAATAACCTACGTTCAGGTTCCTCGTGATCGAACTGAATGATAGGATCTACAAATATATCTATGTCATCGTCTTGCATTCTTCTTTCTTTTCCTTTTGACCCATCCTTTCTTCGCAGCCTCAGACAGTTTCTTTCTATATTCAGTATCATAATTAACAGTTCTTTTCTGCGCAGCCTCAGACAGTTTCTTTCTATATTCAGGATCTTCACATCTTTTCTTCATAGCCTCAGATTGTTTCCTTCTATATTCAGGATCTTTCCTAGATTTTTGAAATGCTTCAGAATTTTTTAAAGACTCAGATATTTTCTTTCTCTTTTCAGGATCACTCCATCTTTTATTTGAAGACTCAGATTGTTTCCTTCTATATTCAGGATCTTCATAGCTCTCAACAGGCCGATAGAACTTACCACCTACTCGTGAGTTATAGTAGGCTGGTTCATCTGTACCTTCTAAAGTAGAAGCAAGCACATTATATTTCATCTGATAGTACAGCTCATAGTATCTAAGACTACGTCTGTTCTTATACTCTGCTATGATCTCAAACTTGAAATGCTTCTTACCTAGCTTCTCTATGTCTTCATTGAGCCACTTGGAAGAACCAGTATATACTCTCCAGTTTGATTCCTTCTCTCCGAACTTAGCCTTAATCATATACTGTTTACATCCGATGTATGCCTTGGTAGTCTGAAGGTTGGTAATGATATAGACAAAGCCAAACTTGTATGTGTCAGCATGGAATGTCTTATCACTACCAAACTTCAACCAATGGTGATCTACCAATCTATAACCTCTGGTACATCTTTAGGAGTCCTAGATACAGTGGTTAAATATCTATATCCATTTGCATATCTAAAGACTCTCAATCCATCACCACCATTGGCATCACTCCAACAGTACTTCTTATGAGCACAGTATATACAAGAAGTACCTAACCTTCTGTTACCAGAAGCACCATCAGCTACATCGGAGTAGCATCTGGCAGGTGGAGCTTGCTGTTTCATTACCTCTTTAAGATCTTTAATCCTATCAGATGCATTAATCATCTCAAGAGAATGAACAGGTAACAAACATATCTCACCAGTTACCTTATTGATAACCAAGAATGCAGCCTCATCTTTATCATTAGCTTCTGCGTAAGCTGATATCTGAGCAATGTATCCGAATGGATCATCCCTCTCCAGCCTACCCTTATCAAACTTCTTAAAGCTATAATCAGATGCAGACTTACAATCTACTAGGACACCATCAATCATACAATCTTGATGTCCCTTCACTCCTTCCACACTAACTTCCTTTTGCATATCAGTAACGGTATGTCCTGCTAGTCTGGACAATACAATAAGAAGTTCCTCAAGTATATAACCATAGAGAAACTTGATACGAGTGGAAGAAGATAGTGGTATTATCTTATCCTCAGTAGTATACATATCATACCATAGCTGGCGATCCTTCTTACCTATAGCTGATAGACGTAAATTACTTCTACTACGAGGCTTCTCATTTAAGAATAGTTTTAAATGCTCCTTTATGTTGGTTGCAAATTCATCTACGTGTTTATCTATTTCCTTCTCATCCATCTGTAATTCATCTGGATCAAAAAGACTATAGATATCTTCAACTAATGTATGTATATCTTTCATATTAAAAAAGTAGGAGAGGCACTACACCTCTCCCACAAGATTAATTACTTACTAAGAAGCAAAGGGAATATCATCATCCCCTTCTTCTGAAACGAAAGCACCGTCCACAACATCAAAGGCTTCATCTGCCTCTGTGTTGTAAGGAATAAGATTAGTTACTTGTACGGCACGGAGATCCGCACTCACTCCTTGACGGCCCTTAAACTCCCACTCATAGGTAGTGTAGTGAACATTAACCTCTGAGCCATTTCCAATAAGGGTGTTGGACATGGTACGCTTCTGACCATCAACCAGATCAGGAGCACGGTTGAGAGAACCATCCTTCCTACGAACCTTACGCTTAACTGAAACAAAGTCACCACGTTCATCGCCTTTATTCTTTAATATAAGGCCATCGTTCTTAACAGTGGCTAAACTCTTTTCATCCAGATTACAGATGTCTACAGACCATACACCATCACTATCAAAGGTAGTGTTAGGGTTGGTGATTGCAGCCCAATAAGCGATTCCAGAAATTACTGACATATTTTATATCTCCTATATATCTATTGTTTAAAAATGAATTATCTCATAATTAGATCAGGGTGTCAACAACAAAATTACCTTAATCTAATTAATCCATATGTAGTTCGTAAGAACTACTACATATGGTTAATTAGTGTGTCTCAGCCCATGTCGTTCCATGCTTCCATGTACTATCCAGTGGGCATCTGAACTTTAACTTGAGTTCCGTATCCTTGATAGCATCCTTGGTTATGATACCGAACTGGTTCACATCCTTCTTTGCTACCTCGAACTGGTACTCGTCATGTATTGAAGCAACTAATCGTGCATCAATTCCTTTGTGGCTTATTCTTTGTATCATATTAATAAGCCAATCCTTACATATACTTGCTCCTGCTCCTTGTATTAAGGTGTTAAGAGCAGCATGAGGTGATCTTATATGCAGGTGTCTGCCATCCACCCCTCGTATCATACCCCTCTCAGCGGCCTTCTGAACGCTGTTACGGACACGTTTTAGGGCTGGCATATTAGACAAGAACCTATCCATTAGTTCCTGTCCATGATCTTTGTTACCACCTACGATCTTACCGATCTTGGCGGCACCTGCTCCATACATAAATGCATAGATAAATGTCTTTGCTTGATCCCTGTCGGTGAGGCCAGCCATCTTCATGTTAGCTGTATGTACATCACCATTGAGGATCTCATTAGTATAATCTTTACTGTCCATCAGATGGGCAAGGCATCGTAGCTCAAGACCAGAAGCATCTGTACCTACCAGAGTATGAGTATGTGGATTATCCACAGTCCAACAGGCTCTACACTCCTTACCAAAGGGACTACGTACTGCTGGTATCTGAGCCATGTTAGGACTATGGTGAGCCATACGGCCAGTGATAGTCTTTAGAGTTAATACTCTACCATGTACCCTACCAGTGGTATCGTCATAGGAATTAATCCAAGATTGTATCTGAGCTATTCTCTTTTGCAATAGGAAGTATCGTGAAAACTTATGTGCTTCTTCCATCTTAATCTTATCAAGAATCTCTTCACTAATCTTAGGTTGTCCTGACTTCTCAGTGAACTCCTTTGGTTTCCAACCAAGCTCCATCAAACGATCAGCGATCTGCTGTCGTGATCCTATATTAAATGGTATGTACTTTGTCTTGGTCTTTAACTCCACTGCTGTAGGTTCAAAGGATACCTTAGACCATGCTTCAAGATCTTGAGCTTCATCAGTGAGGCGAGACAGTAATCCTATGGTCTTACGTATGTCTAAAGCAAAGCCATTCTTCTCCTGTTTATCTACTATGGCACGTACCTTATGTTCCATACGAATAGATTTCTTGGAGAAGGTAGCTCCTTCTTTAGCTAACTGATTGTATACCTCATAGGTTAACTCAACATCATTCTTACAATACTCAAGCATACTCTTTGAGTACTGCGAGAAGTCCTCATGCTCCATCTTGTAATGACCTAACCGTTCACCCCATGCCTGAAGACTATGACCTTTATCTCTAATGGGATTGATAAGTTGTGATAATACCAAGGTATCTATGACCTGTTCCAACTTAATCTGTGTGCCTAGTAGCTTGTTAAGATTAGGTGCATCAAACGAAATACCATTATGCATGACAAAACGATCAATAGTTTTAGCCCAATCCTTAAACGTATCAAGATTACTATGATCCCACACTTGTATCTGTGATGTCTGATGATCCTTTGCTACTATACAATGGATTAATGTTGGTTGTAGTGAATCTGTTTCTATATCTACGGTTGCGACTTTCATATTCCTCGTCTTGTCCACACCAGTTACACTCCTCTCCGTTTCCTACGTTTATAGTTGTGTGTTCCACTGGGCACCAATGTTCCCACATTTTATATTTCATATCCCAAAACTTTCTCCACATCCACACTGTGATGTAGCATTAGGATTCTTAAATATAATATAATTACCATTAATACCAGTAGAGAAGTCTATAGTTGTATTTATTAATAACATCGTTGCTTCTTTCTTAATATATAACTTCCCTTCTTTAAGTGGAATTATATCATGTTCATCAGGAATGTCAAACAAAACTTCCCATTGGTATGTAAAGCCAGCACAACCACCACCTTTAACACCAAGCTCTATGCCTATTGCATTCTCTGATTTAACTATACCTGACAGATGATGGTCAGCTTGATTCGTTATTGATACTAACACGTTTACTCCTCATAAAGTTATACAGACAGAAAACGTAAGCTGTAATTAAAGAACATAGCCACATTGAAAAGCCGTTGCTGTACGGTAAGTCCTCTATATAATGCTTTACGATTAAGACGGTAAGCATCATAACCATCCACGATAATATGGGTATAAAGACCAAGAGGGGTATCCATCTAGCTAGGGTACTTACTATTAATGAGTAAATCTTTGTCATAACCTTTCTCCTTTAATACTGGACTTGGCATTACCTTCACTAACTTAGCATCAGCTACTTTGATATGATAGAAAGGCTCTGCTGCTCTCCTTCTATTGTCCACTGGTTTAACATCACTCTCACTAACCATAGAGCCATCCATAAACCATGCCTGATCCAAGTGCTTGTTGAATATGACAAAGGTTAAGGGACCAATACACCCCTCCGATTTCACTGAGCTTACCCACTTGTCTATGAGCTTATGCTTCCTGTATGGAATACGTATCTCCTTCCAAGACTCAGGCCAATGGTCACGCCAGCTTGTCTTTATCTCTGTCTCAAAGTAACACTCCAAACCTAACTTATCTTTACATACGACATCTACTCCATATGTTTCTTCAGTATTAATATCCTTATAACCTTTAGATAATAACCAATGACTCATAACATTCTTAGTTAAGGAATCATATTTATTATATAAATTTCTATCAAATTTAATCGGCATTAGTATCTCCTACATCAAATGGGTTGTCTATTTCAGTCATCCTACCTGTGTCTTTGTTATAAAATAAATGTGTAGCCACACCTGTATCTCCTGTATATCTGTTCTTGAGTATACGTATGGTAGTTGTGTTGGCTATGATTGGATCATCGTCTTGCTGGTTGCGCTCCAATCCAATGACACCATCACTCAGATGTCCTATGGATGCGGAACCTCTCAAGTGAGAGAGTGTTACTTCCCTACCATCCTCATGTCCTCTGTCACCAGATGGCCTACGTAGATGGGATACAAGTAACAAGCATATACCTGTCTGCTCCACGAGAGATCGTAGCTTGGTCATTAGTATGTCGATGGACTTACGTTCATCTGTATCCTCTTGACCTGATACAAGTATGCTTAAGTGATCCAGACAAATCCATTTACAATCAAGAGCTTGAGCCATAAACCTAACCCTTGCTAGTATCTCGTCATTGTCCACTGATCCAAAGTGATCAAAGGCAAAGAACCTACCAGAGTTAATAGTCTCCGCTTGGAACTTCTGCAATTGCTCTGGTGTAAACTGATCTCTAATCTCCTTGATGTACAACCTAGCATCTGCTTCCACTGACATGATGTTCCATGCCGTGTTCTTCACACTCTCCTCAAGAGCAAGTATACCTATGTTATCTTTTGTATTACGTAGGAAGTGATGCATAAGTTCACGTATGATACTTGACTTACCCATACCACTACCACTACAGAATGTAATCAGTTCTCCTGTTCGCATACCATAGGTCTTCTCATTCATACGAGGCCAAGGATAGAGACAAGTCTCACAGAAATCCTCATCGTATAATGTTTCGCCTAAGTCTTTGAGATTAATTATACCAGCAGGTGTGAATGGCTTTGCATTCCACCAGCAATCATTGAAGGCAGCACGTTGTCCCATCTTGAGATACTCATTAGCATCCTTGTGATCCATACGTACTATCCTTGCCTTGTTAGGTGCAAACAACTGAGCTACTTCTTGTGCAGCTTCTTGACCTTGCTTGTCCATGTCAAAGCATATGATTACGTTATCAAAGCTATCCAGATAAGTGAATGCATTCTTGCAATCACGCAATGCTGAACCAGCTCCTGTCTTGATAGATACAGAAGGCCACTTAGATCCCATCAGTTCATAGGCTGACATGGCATCCACTTCACCTTCACATATAGTTATATACTTACCCTTCGGTGAGAATATATTCTGACCAAACAACAGGGCATCAGTTAGCTCACCTTCCACCCACATTCTTTTGTCTTTGCACTGTCTAACTTTGTGACCTATCTGCTCACCACTATCGTTGAAGTAACCATACAGATGATGGGTCACGATGTTACCAGATTGCTTTATCTTTGTACTATATTTCTTTGCGGTATCCATAGTAATCTTACGATCACTAATATTACCCCAACTTCCAGTTGTTGACATAGGTTTCACCGTCCATTCTTGTTTAGGTACAATAGCAACATTATCACCAAACTTTGTATTACAACTAAAGCAATACGAATATCCCTGCTCATGCTTAACATTAGCATCGGATGACTTACATTTAGGACATGGCCCTCTGTCGAGCCACTGTTTCTTCAGCATATTTTCCCCTTTCTAATTAATCCATATGTAGTTCGTAAGAACTACTACATATGGTTAATTAGTTTCCATGTTACACACCCGGACCCGGCCAAGTGCCACTATATATTTCTTTCATACGTTCACTCATCTCCTCTTCTATTTTATGTTTCATAAGTTCTCTCCATGAGACAGGATATAACTTATGCATATGATATGATATGCATTCTGCTACCCATCTAGTTTCTTCTTGTGCATCTGGACTTAATCTAAGATTACATACTCTGGCAAAGGCATAGAGACTACCACTCCAGTACCATTCAGTATAAAGGGACTGAGGTAGTATAGTTCTGGCTTGTTCAGGACAGACCCCTGCCTTTATCATATCTTCATACGTTTGCTGACATAGTTCAATAGCTTTATTATACTTCTCCTGTATCCACTGATTACCATGCACCTCATTGTCTGTTGATCCTTGCTTCTTATCTTCAGCTTTCTCTCTCCACTTAGAGGGATACCAAAACTCAGGTGGCTTGTCAATATATCTTCTACTTATTTCATTCCAAGCCAAGCCTACTTGATGCTTAACTAACTGACGAGCTACAAAGATAGGTGCTCTGATACGAAACACTACATAACAATGAGAGAAAGGTGACCAATGATTATGCTTGGCAAGATAAGCTATTAACCTTTCATCTGGTTCGTTCATAATATTTATTTGTTTACCAAAGGATACTCTTGCTGCATTAACTACTGTAACGTCAGTACCTAAGTGGTCCTCTAGATTAACCCATCCATTCTCAGTCATCTGTAAATACCCTTGGTAAAGATAATCTTTTTAAGACTGCACATTTAGGAATAGATATCAAACCGCCATACTGTGCTTCACAATCAAGATCATAGTTATTAACAGAGGATGCAAGTGTAATATACAAGTCATCCTCATTGACTAGTATACCTACACTTTTGATACGCATAGGTGTTAATTCTTTGACCTCATCTTCTGACTTCCAATCGGCATCCTCATACTCTGAAGAGTCAAGCCACTCTATACAAGCTACTCCACTGTATTTCATTCCCATGTCTCCTTCTCAAACTGCTCCATCCAGATTTCATCTGAAGCCATAGCTTCATTTGTATCTTGACTAGCTAATCCTTTTGCTTCTCTATACGAGTATCCTTCCCTCTTATATTCTTTAACCCTAATCCAGAAGTATTTGTCTCGTTCTTCTTGTATAAAAGTCTTAGTCATCGGTTGGATTCCATGTTCCTGTATCCCAATCAATCTCATAGCCCACCTTCCTTCCATATTCTACTATGTCTTCAGGGCAAGAGGGATCAAAGCCATTAAGTATCATGTCTCTGATGGTAAACAGATCAAGTGTGATGTTATCCTGATCTATCTGCATCTCAGCTAACTTATCTTGATACCTTGCTTTCTCTTTCTCTTGCTTCTTCTCCATGATTACTTCTCTAATGGAAGTAAAGTCATAGACTTGACAGATATGTTCTTTAGTCTTCATCTTCTAACTCCAATCCAAGTTGATCTCTCATTTCAATACGAACCTTTGTCCATACATCTTCATGTATCCACCCATACTTTCCAACGAAAGCAGTCTTAGTAATATGTGGAGCTTCCTCTTCCATCTGAATTAGTAAGTCATTTACTTTACTCATCTGCCTCTCCTTTTCTTTTCTATTATCTATAGACTTAAGACTTTCTTTTAGAATTTCTCTTATCCATTCACCATGTACCTTATCATAGATCCACTCATTGTGGTTACCATATTTTTCAAGGAAGTCATGCCTACTTAATATCTTGGCATCTTCATACATCATTCTCTGTCTTTTCAATAGGATAGGGCAACTCAGCATGACCCTCTTCAAGATACTCAGGTGGGTGCTCTATCATGGCCCATCCAGATTTATCCTTATTGGAGAAGTGATCGTTGTAGAAATTCCTCTGACGTTCACTGTGAATCTCATCTTGCAAAAGTTTTATTCTTTCATATGCCCTTTGCAATTGTTCTTGCAACTCTTTAACATTCCTTCGTAGTTCTTTCTCAATGTTCATTGGACAGCTCCTTGTTATACTCAGCAGCATAGTCTATTGCTGCCTCTTTGTAAATACTTTCTTTCAAGATACGAACATCACCACGAGGATCATAGACAATAACCTGCCAACCAATACCATTGGTAGAACCTTGATGGATGTAACGTATCTCCCTTACTTCTGCCTTCCTTTCCACCTTTGTCTCTCCTTATTCATAGTAGTGACAGGTTTATCATGCCACACACCAGTGGCAATCCAGACTTCTCTCTTATTGCAGCCTGTTTGAAACGGATACCTCTCTTTAGTTTGGGTATCCACTAGCTCCCAACGTACCCACTTCTTATCAAAGTTACGTTGGACATACTCAGTTCTCTTGGAAACATGTGCTCCAAGATCCTTACGTACAGAGTTAAAGTTATCTTCAGGCCATACAAAGTCAGTCATATACTTCTCCATTTAATTTTATGTTCTTGATTCTTACCAAAGAAATCAGATATCCAATCTCCTGTTCGCAGATAGTGTCTAATATCTCTGACATATCCTTCATGTATATATCTTTGAGACATGCTATCCTTATCACCACGCCTAGCTAATCTGGAATGTTCTTTTACCAAAGCATTATTATGCTCCATCCAATCCAGTACCCCTTTGATATATAGAGGATGGTCTTTGTCACGTTTAAGTACAGAGTGGTGTGGCTTGACACCACCTAGTGAAGCCGCCATAATTCCACATCACCTTCCATTAAATCGTAGTCTAGTCCATGTTCCTTACACATACTTTGTAAGTATCTATATGCACTTGTCTTATCTTTGAATTTCAAAGCCGCACCATCCTCACCCATGAGTATGTTGGTACAGTCCTCATCGAAATCACTATTAACTATGATCCACATAGTCTATATCCTTTACTTTCTTTCTATTATACACAACCTTACTGGTGACAACTCTCTTTCTCCACATAGGATCAGAGAGTTGCTTCGCTAATGGATTGTGCTTACGTTTACCTACAACTCTCTGATCTTTCATAGTCCTATTCCTTATGCTGCTAGTTGCATCCATTGTGGTGAGTGTAACATCTTCCTTACCTTGTCTTCTCTACCACCTATGGTAGTGTGGGATGGTCTACCACCATTCTTATCATGGCTACTCCAGTAGGTAGCAGCCTGATAAGCAGACCACATAGTACCTTTGTTCTGTGTGCCATACTTCTCATAGCTACCTCTTCCATGTAGGTGACGGTTCTCTTCATCAAAGATCTTCATTAGATTAGAGAGCATCACCTTGTTAGGTTCTACCTTGCGGCTAATATTATTAGTCTTCTTTGCCAAGGTATGGGTGAACAGATTGATTACATTATCACGGCTAACATCTGTGTGATACCAGTTCCTCATCTGTTGCAGTCCACCACCAGCTATGTATTCAGAAGCCTTCTCTATCTTTGAGGCAAAGCCTAGCACGTTGAAGTTCTTGGTGTGTCTACCATAGACATAGGCCAGCTTATCTCCTGATACTAATGTGTTGTAGCAGAAGCCTCTCCATAATCCCATCATACCATTGTTAGCCCATGTCCTATTATGGGAAGTACGAAAGACAAACTCAGGTATAACTGTGTCTCCTTTGTCTATCTGTATCTCATGGGCAGGGAACTTGGCACGTAGCTCAAGCCTTGCTCCATTATCATAGACATTAGTCTCATATGTGGCATCGGTTAAGTCCATATCGGATAGACCTATAGCTTCTTGAACGCCAGTTACTATGTCTTTATATTGCACTGGCTCATATGCTTCAGAGACTATGGCAAGAGTGTCTCTAGTATCTTTACGTCTAAGACCTACACCTATATGTGAGGGTATAGCAACGAACCCATCTGTATAGGATGCAAGGTTAAACTTTTCTACTTCAAAATCAATCTTGTCATGGTCAAACATTTGATAGTCAAACATTATGCTACTTCCTTCTGGTTGTTTACTGTATGATATCTGTGCATCTCAAAAAGATACTCGTTAATAACATCTATGTCAAGCTCATAGATACTTCCTACATTAGCCACTGTGCAAAGATAACTCTCTGTCAGTGGGTCTATATCTGCATGGGTTTTATATTGCATCACCAGCTCCTATCATATAGGTATGGCACTGGCTTCTCAAGATAAAGGAGTTCTTTTTCTTTGTTACCTTCCATCCCAATGCTCTCCATAATCCAGCATAATTTTGTTCAAGTTCAGCAAGGTTTTTACAGTCTTGATTGCGTATAACTTTAGCTTTGCCATTCTTTTTCATGGTCCTCTCCTAGTTATTTAGCACTCTCTATTCTAAAGATTTCTTGCTTAATGTCAACCACTCTATGATACTTATTAAATCTATGTTTAACATCATATAAGTTCTTGATAAATCTATTGAATCTAAACTTAGGTGTCTTGAGTGCGGTAAGCATACCTATTTGAAACGTCTGCCTTCTAAGTGTAACCTTGTTCATCGCTGGATTAAACGCAGCAAACTCAAGTTGTTTCATCTTATAGAGTACATCTTCTACATACTCTTTTATCAAGGGATTCCATTTTAATTTACCTTCCTTAAATTCTTTCATCCCTATTCCTCTCTGAGTTCCACCATTAAATAAACTTATAAGCATCGAATGTGTTATATTGTGGTCCTCATAGTACTCAAGATACTTTGAATAAACTTTCTTCGTACCTGTTGACGTAGCCCATGAGTGAGCAAAGTCCATTACAGTCCAGTTCCTTTGATTTGTATTTAATTTTGCAATTGTTTCTGGTGTTATTTCTCCTTCATGTACCTCTATGTAGTAGTCAAGATGTTCTTCCACGGCTATCTTATATCTATGTTGTCCATCTGCTATGTATAATATACCACCCTTTTCATATACAAGAATGGGGCGTAGCTCCAATAGGTTTTCATCAAGTATAGATTGTCTTAACTTAGATAGATTATTTTGACTTAATACTCTGTTCTCCTTTACCATTCTTAATTCTCTGTAGAGAGAATTTCTAGGTGATATACAATATTTATGTGAGCTAGGATTTCCCAGTTTACTTCTTAGTCTCTTGTTCATAACATTCTCCGTGTTATGTGGGGGAATTTCACCCCCACTTAATATTATATCACAAAAGTACGGCCACGTACATCCACTATTCCCTTAATATTCCAGAAATGTGGAGCCTTTGCAACGTGGAGATACATCTTACCAAGGTCAAACCTACGGCCATCCTTGGTCTTACGTGTACCAAAAAAGCGGTCACGTTTACGCAAACGGAATACAAAATTCATCTCAATATTTCCTTTCAGTTTTGTTAGTACTAATTAATCCATATGTAGTTCGTAAGAACTTCACTACATATGGTTAATTAGGTTGACAGATTTCAAACTCCTCACGGACATCAATCAACGCCCTATCTTCTGCTATGTAAGGAGCATAACCTTTCTCTATATACATAGCATAAAGTTCTTGATAACGATCTTCCATGTTATCGTAGATGATATCATTAACTGGATGTGACATTCTCCAAAGTTCCTTTCACTATGTCTAAAGATATCTTGTCAAGATTGGTATACTTCTCCAGCCATTGCAAGGTAGAGTGCATTGAGCCATGCTCTCTTGCCAACTGGCAAACATATTCTTGATACTCTTCTTCTGTCATTTAGTTACTCCTTATCTTTTAGATGTTACGTCAACGATGGTGCCAATATCCAGCTCTCTTTCCTCTTTGATATGTACCTCTGCCTCTGTCTGTATCCAGACATGAGCACCGCAAGACAAAGGCTTTAGAGGACTATACACTATGGTACATGGGCCGTCAATATGTACCTCATGCCCATAGTCATTAGACTTGTAAGTCTTGACTGTAAAGACAGGCTTATTCTCTCCATACTTGCGGTTACTCTTGATGTTATGTTGGTTAACATGAATGTACTTCTTCATAGTATACTCTCCTAATGTTCGTACAATTTGACAATCTGTTGTCTACCTATGGTAGTCTGACTAAAGCAACCAGCTTTGCATATACCACAGTGACCTTTCAAACCCCACTTTGTCTTTGGACAATCAAACATTCTTTTACCAGAAGCAGGGCTTTTGTCAAGACTATCATCACCAAAGAACATGATATTCCAGCCTTGACTTTCCAGCATATTCCATTCTTCTACGCTATTTGATGGGTCAACGCTGGCATTAATCGCTAAGTTCTTGATAGGAAATAACTCTGTTCTTATCAAGAAGTTAAGAGTTGGATCTCGCCAAGCTCTTGTAGGTATCCACCATGTAGTCTCTGGCGTAGCTTTTGCCTCTGCTTTGATCTTCCAAATGTCAGAGACTTCTTTGATTGGCTCACCTCTGGTGCAATGCCTTACTCTCTTGGTTTGCTTACGCTTTCTCGCCAAGACTTCTTTGACTTGCAAAGGCTTTATGTTCTGCCATATCTCCTCACTTCGTACATCTTTGACAGCCATGTTAGGATACATCTTATAGAGCTTGACGTTGTAACACTTTTCATCACAGTAAGGAGTTCTATGTAGACAAGAACCTTCTGTATCTCCAACGTCATTAATAGGTCTATCGGTTGAAAACATACCGATATCCTCACAATGCCTCACGTATTCTTTGACTTGCATTAGATTAACCCTTTCTCTTTCAAGAAGTCTTCGGTTTCAAAGAAGCGAATGTCAGCATCAGAGGTGCAGCCATCAGTATTTATACTGATAACAAAGTCAATTCTATTTTGCAATTCCTCTTTATTTTCGGCTGATAACTTTGCATAGATACTTGTAAGCATTAAATTAACCCTTTCTCTTTCAAGAATATTTGAGTTTCATAGAAGCGGAACCGACTCTCTTGCTCACTTGTCATCAAGAATAAATCAGCGTTACTGCTGATAGTAAAGTCTATCCTACTTTGTAGTTCTTCTTTGTCTTCTCTTGACAACTTCGCAAATGCACTATCAAACATAGTCTTACTCCTTACAACTGTTGTTCTGCATCTTCATACCAATCTTGATATCTTGCCTCTTCAAGTTCCTCCAATTCTAAGAGTTCTTCCAATTCAGCTTTGGTTAGTTTGGAACGATCAAGGTTAGGATATAACAATGGCTTCATATCAAATCTCCTATTTCTATTAAGCATCCTGTAGTATCTTAAGTAATCTACTACAGGATACTTAATAGGTTGTCAAGTTAATATTGAGCTAGGTCATCAACCTTCTTAGCTTTTGCAGAAGTCAATAACCTTCGTATAGTATCTTGTTCTTGCTTTGGCAAAGAGAATAAATTCTTCTCCACCTCTGCAAAGTCTATCTCTTTGCTTTGTATATCAAGATACCATTCCAAGAATTGTTTTGCTGTTTGCATTTTGGTACTAATCCTTTACATTGTGGCAAATGCCATTCCATAGTAATAGCCTACACATAGGCCAAAGATTAAGAATGTGAACGCTGTTGAGAATAACAGAAATCCACCACCTACTATGCCTTTGTTCATAGTATTACTCCTTTCTGAGCCAATTATCTAAGAGTTCATCGGAAGATGCAAGTTTAATTTTGAAACCAAGCCACATAATTCTTTGCAAGACTTCTGTTGTCAAAGTCTTTGTCCCTGCTATTTCAGCGAATAGCTTGGCATTACTACAAGCTGGATAAGCCGTGTCGTTCTGAATTTGGATTGTGATATCCATAACAGCTCCTTTCAAGATTAGTTAGTAAATTCCCTGCCGGGATTGTTCAAAACAAAACCAAACTTCTTTGAAGCTTGATGTTCTTCATTCTCCCTAGTCCAGAATCCGAAATCACTCTGAGCTGTCCAGCCCATTCTCTTAAAGTTCTTGACCCACTCTTGACTTGTACTTTGTGGGTTGGCATTGCACCAATCCAAGAACCTTTGCAACTGCCTTTCGGCCTTTCTCTTTGACATAGTTCTTCTCCTTTCAAGACAAGTTATGTACCATGTACTTATGGGAAGCCAGAAGGAATCGAACCTTCTGCTGCGGGGAGGACGCCTCCGAGTCGCACACACTAGGATGCACTTGACTATCAAAGATACCTTGCAAAGTATCTCTGATAGTAGATGATCAGTTCCCTCAAGCCCCTAACCTTGAGTAGTTACACTAAGTGAGCTTTCGCCAGACCTAGCTTGTCCTATTTTTCAGCCTTACGGCTAGTGAACCACCATCCACCACTACTTCCCAAAAGTACACAGTACTTTGGTAAACTAACTCAAGATAAGTTAGCTTAAATGAACCACATTCAATGTGGCTCATCAAAGACAACTTTCTAATAATTACCCTGTAGTATCGTAAGATACTCTACTACAGGGTATTATTAGTTTGCAAGATTACCTTGCCACAAAGGACAAGGCTTCGCCTGTTCCTTCCAACTTTTCACCATTAGAGGTGACTTTGAAAGAGCCGTTAGAGTGAACAACTCTAACTGGCAACTCAGAATTGATCTTCTTCCAAGTTCTTTGATGTTGGTTTTTTCCACGGTTAATGTTTTTCCATTCACCATCGACAAAAGCTTGCATTACAAAAGACATGATATTTCCTTTCGGATTTGAGTTGAAAAAGGTACGCCAAACTATTTCAAGAGCATAGCTGCTCCTCTTTCCTACGGTAGGGATTGACGATTTATCTTCTCCCTACCGCCTCTCTGTCATCCTGCTTTGCCCCATAGCCGTGGCTCCAGAGAGTAGCCACAGATCACTTCTTCGGACATAACCTTAAACCATCGGACAATCTCCTTCCTAAATTCTAAATAATACTGCTTGGTATACTTAACCAAGCTAAGTAGTATTATTTAGTTAAAGCGGTTTCTACATCCAGAAGCTTTGCTTCGTAGTCCAGTAGTTGACCATGATGCTCCAAGCCGTCAACTCCCATTGATAGTTGTCTATCCAACTCTTTCTTGGCTTGAATAAGCTGCTCAATTCTCCAATTTCTATTCATCATTCGGCAATCTCCAATTCGTCAGGTTCATCCTAATTCTAATAAACTACTTGGTAGTTCGTAAGAACTCCCTACCAAGTATTTATTAGCTAGTTCAACTACTTAGTTAAGTAGTTGGCAGCAGCCTTAAAGTCTCTGAAGAGACTGAAGAGATCCATCTTCGATGAACTCCACAATCTCCATCGTCAACTCCAAAATCTATTATAAAAAACTACTGCTTTCAAAGAAAGCTAAGTAGTAGTTTTTTATTTCGTCCAACTACTACTTAGTAGTTGTTTTTGGGTCAAGGTATCTTTTTTTCAAGACTTGTCAAGACTTTTAAAGTCTTCATGCGCCCCCACCCGCAAGAACGCATGTGCATATATATATATATAACCACCCTCTCACATATTTACCAAAATTTAAGGGCTAATAATTAGTCCACCTTATCAATAACTTCCGAGCTACTAAAAAAATTACTTGTGCATAGAGAGTATATAGTGTATAATTAGACTTATAAAGCTAATTAAGAGATAAAGTACATAGTTACTACAGGGACTTAATGGAAATACAACAAGAACAACAATTATCTTCATACTTAGATCTTAATAACCTGTTAAATCTAAGTATACTACAGAGTACTCAGACTGATTTCCTAACATTTGTTCGACTAATGGCTCCAATTCTTGTTTCCGATTGGAAGATGGGACGACATATTGAGCTAATATCTAATAAATTAAAACAATTAGAGTCTGGAGAGATCAAAAGACTAATGGTGTTCCTACCACCACGTAGTTCGAAGTCTGTTATTTGTTCCAAATTGTTTCCAGCGTGGTATATAGGGAGAAATCCACAACATGAAATTCTTACTGTGTCTCACTCTGATCAACTTTCTAGTGATTTTGGCCGTTCTGTACGTGATGTTGTCAATTCGGAAGAGTTTCAGAACATTTTCAAGGGTGTTTCTCTACGAACAGATGTACGTGCAGCCGGGAAGTGGAAAACAAACCAAGGTGGAACGTACTATGCAGCCGGGGTCCGTAGCCAAATTGCAGGACGAGGGGCTAATATAGCGATATTGGACGATGTGATGTCCGAAGAGGATTCATATTCCGAAGCTGGCCGTAGATATGTCAAGGAATGGTATCCTGCTGGTCTACGAACTCGTTTAATGCCAAACGGTTCCATATTAATTATTAATACAAGGTATCATTTTGATGATTTATGTGGATGGCTTCTAAAACAGCAAGAGGATATGAGCGAATATGAAACTATTCCGTGGGAGGTGGTACGAATACCTGCATGGCTAGATGATGAAGCAGCAGAACTTTTAAAGCTACCAGTGGGATCGTCCTACTTTCCAGAATGGAAGCCAGATGAAGTACTACAGATAGATGAGAATGAGATTAGAGCCTCCAATGGAGCACGCTACTGGAATGCATTGTACATGCAGAACCCTACTCCAGAGGAAGGTGGGCTTATAAAGAAGAAATGGATAAAATGGTGGGATTACAATGAGCCTCCTACGTGTGATTTTGTCCTACAGACATACGATACGGCTTTCTCCACGAAAACCACAGCAGATTACAGTGTAATTCAGACATGGGGTATATTTTCCATGTACGATCAGGATGAAGATGGAGCAGAAGCCTACGTATCTAACCTGATATTACTGGGTAATATGAAGGGAAGATTTGAATATCCTGAATTACGTAGGATATCACAGGTATTGTACAATGATTTCAAACCTGATGTCTGTATCATAGAGAAGAAAGCCAGTGGTCAGTCGCTACTACAGGATATGCGTAGAAGTGGACTACCAGTAAGAGAATATCTGCCAGATAGGGATAAGGTTAGCCGTGTATATGCAGCCTCTCCCATGATGGAAGCAGGAAAGGTTTGGATACCCAGACATAAGAAGTGGGCTGATGATCTCTTGGAAGAACTGATACAGTTTCCCAATGCAGCTCATGATGATCAGGTAGATGCCCTGACTATGGCTGTACATTTCATGCGAGAGTCGTGGCATCTTACACATCCTGAAGATCCAGAATGGGATGATGATGTTCCAAAGAAGAAAAGGGTTGCGTACTGGCGTAGTTAGGTGTATAATGTAAGTAATGGGAAGAATTATTTAGGGGAAATTTATGGCTACAGAAAGAAATCCATACGATCAGATACCACAGGAAGTTGCAAATGTAATTCCTATGGATGCTAATCCTGTAAGTGAGGAACAGGAAGCTACTTTTGAATTAGATCCAGATGGTGGCGTAACAGTAGATTTTACTAAGACTGTTGTTATGGAAGCAGAAGCTCCTGTAAAGGAATGGTATGCTAATCTTGCAGAAGATCTGGATGATGATGCTCTGGAAGAAATAGCAGAGAATGTATATAACAACTACGATGCAGATAAGAACTCCCGGCAGGAATGGGAGTCTATGTTTGAACGTGGCTTTGACCTCCTAGGTTTAAAGATACAGGAAACATCAGAACCATTCGATGGTGCCTGTACAGCAGTACATCCACTACTGGTAGAGTCAGCCGTTAAGTTCCAAAGTAAAGCATCACAGGAATTGTTTCCATCGGCAGGTCCGATCAAGACACAGATACTTGGCAAGTCCACTCCAGATAGAGAGATGCAAGCCAATCGTGTCAAGAACTTTATGAATTACCAGCTCACAGAGCAGATGCCAGAGTACTTTGACGAATTTGAGAAGATGCTTTTCCATCTTCCACTAATAGGCTCCGCATTTAAGAAAGTATACTACGATGCAAATCTTAAACGACCAGTGTCAGAATTTGTTCCTATTGACCAGTTTTACGTATCTTATTATTCCAGTAATCTTTCCAAAGCTGACAGGTATACACATGTAATCTATCGTAGTCCTATTGATCTGGCAAAAGATATTCGTTCAGGAATATATTCAGATACAGATTTACCAGAAGCATCTAATCCTGAACCTACTGCATTTGCATCCAAGATGGATACAATACTAGGGTTCTCTCCAACACAGGATACAGATCCACAGTATGTACTACTGGAACAGCATTGTTATCTGGAGATAGATGAACCAAATAAAGAAGAGGGAATAGCACTTCCCTATATTGTAACAGTAGAAGAACAATCAAGAAAAGTTTTATGTGTTCGTAGAAACTATAAACCTGACGATACAAATAAGGAAAAGATAAATCACTTTGTACATTATCGGTTTGTACCGGGTTTTGGTTTCTACGGCTTTGGCCTTATGCACTTCCTTGGTAATCTTACCATGAGTGCTACAGCAGCAATGAGAAGTCTTATTGATGCAGGTCAATTTGCGAACCTGCCGGGTGGGTTCAAGGCTAAAGGTGTTAGGGTAGTTGGTGACAATGATCCTATTAGCCCCGGTGAGTTTAAAGAAGTTGAATCTACAGGTGTGGACTTGGCAAAGGCTATCGTTCCTCTCCCCTACAAAGAGCCTTCCTCGACCTTGTTCCAGATGTTGGGATTTGTTTCAACAGCAGGTCAGAAGTTTGCAGACAGTACAGAACAAATTGTATCGGAAGCATCTTCTTACGGACCAGTAGGTACAACAATGGCACTACTGGAAGCGTCCAGTAAATTCTTCTCTGCAATCCATAAACGATTGCATAAATCCCAGAGAGATGAATTTAGGATTCTTGCTAGAATAGACTACGACTATCTACCAAGTGAATATCCCTATGATGTGCCGTTTGAAAGTCGGAGTATATTTAAGTCTGACTTTGATGGAAGAGTGGACGTTATCCCTGTTAGCGATCCCAATATTCCATCTAATGCTCACCGCCTTATGATTGCACAAATGGCTATGCAAATGGCACAGCAATCACCCCCCGGTATGTTCAATATGGAAGCATTAAGTAGAACAATATTGAATGCGGCAAATATGCCGAACTTGGAAGAGATACTGCCGCCCAAGATAAAACCACAGAATCTTGATCCAGTATCCGATATCATGGCTGCTGTGAAAGGAATGCCCATTGCAGCATTCCCCGGTCAGAACCATGATGCACACGTTCAAATAAAGATGGCCTACTTGCAAGATCCCATGAATGGTGGAAGTCCTACTATGCAGCGTGTTAGACCTATATTGGAAGCTAATATTCAGGAGCACATGGTACATAAGTATCAGGAGCAGATGGATGGTATTACCAAGATGGCTATGGAGCAGATGCCAGAGCAGAAGCCAGAAGCAATTGAAGGTGTAATGACCTATGCTGCACAACAGATACTGAATGCTAATAAAGCAGCAGGTCAAGCTAAGTCACCAGAACAGCAACTGGTTATTCTGGAACAGCATAAAGTACAACTAGAGCAGCAGAAGATACAAATGGAAGCTGCACAGAATGCGGCTGAAGCTGCATTGGATGCACAGAAGTTACAACTGGAAGAAGCTAAACTTATGAAAGAAGTTGTATCAGAAGGTGTTAATGTTAAGTTCCGTAAGGAGAAAGCAGATCTGGATAGATCAAGTAAGGAAACTATGAAGGCCGTTGATCTGCTCACCAAGGCTGCTACAGAACAAGAAAAGAATAAGTTAAAGTCAGTAGATATGATGGTCAAGATTGCTCTTGGTCAACAGAAACTGGATCTTGATGCAAAGAAAATAACAACAGAAGTTATGCAAAAAATTGCTGATGTAAATGATAAAAGTCTACACACAACAATGGATGTTGTAAATAGTGTTGTTGCAAATGCAGCTACACAGAAAGGAGAAGAAGATGCCTAGAAATATAGGAGCGCACTACCCTAACGATGTTAAGGGTGTGACAGATGGTTATCCTACGCATGTACCTAATGGTGATGGTGGTGCATATGGAGATCCCACTAAGAAATCTATTAAAGATGGCGGTGCTGGTGCTAGACCACAAAAGGGTGTGCTAAACCAGAGAGATCCATCTTCATGGAAATATCCTAAATAAATAATGGAAATTTGGGATGAGGTTATCAAAGAATATAACTACGAACTTAATAGACTGAAGAATGTTCTTGGTGAAGGTACTGTGGAAGGTTATGCACAGTATCGACAAATTGTAGGACAGATAGCAGGTATTGAGTGGAGTAGACAAATATTCTCTGATATTATTAAAAAACGTATGTACGATGAAGAGGAGTAAATGCAACAGGTACATTTAGGAAACGCTATCAAGAATGATATGTGGATCACAGAGGATGAGGTCAAAGATCCCAGTCCTCTACCAGAGATACCGGGCTTTCATATTTTAGTTAGGCCCATAAGTATAAAAGGTGTAACAAAGGGTGGTATTATGCTACCTGATTCAACTAAGGACGATATGGCATATCTCACAACGGTAGGTAAAGTTCTATCTTTAGGAGATTTGGCATATTACGATGAGACAAGATTCCCAAATGGAGGGTGGTGTCAGGAAGGTGACTATGTATGCTATGCTAAACATGCTGGTCAGAAACTATTCTATAAATCTGTAAGGCTTATTTTATTATTTGATGATCAGGTTATATGTACAGTAGAACATCCTAAAGACTTAGACCCTACATTTAATCTAACATCTAGTTCTTAACACTTGCACATTTAGACTTAATGTAGTATAATAGAATAAGGACGTAAACACGTATGCTTCGTAAGCAGCGAAAGGAATTAAAATGATTGAGAAAGAAGAGTGGACTGAGGTGGAATCACCAAGTCAGGAAGATACACCTAAAGTAGAATTTGAGGTGGAAGAAGATAAATCAGTAGAAGCCAAGACTGAAGTTGAAGCTCCTTCTGATACAGAGCAAAAAGAAACAAAACCAGAGCAGCCTGAAGAATTAGATGGTATTGAAACTAAGGGTGCTCAGAAAAGAATACGACAATTAATAAAACAACGTAAGGATAGAGATGACCAGATCTCTCAACTTATACAACAGAACGAGCAACTAACTGGTAGACTTACTACTAGAGAACAAGAATTTACTAACATTAGTAAACTGCAACTAGATGCAAATGAGAAGCAGCTTACAGATAAGATGGAGTTGGCAAGAGCCGCTTATAAGTCTGCACATGAAGAAGGTGATACAAGTAAGATTCTTCAAGCGCAGGAATTTTTAAATGAAGCACAGAATGATCTAAAATCATTAGGTGCTACTAAGGCTCAGTTTGAACAGCAGCCTCAACAGCCTGTTCAACAACCACAGCAACCAGCTCAACCGCAAGGCGCAGCAGATCCACGAGCCATTGAATGGTCACAGAATAATGATTGGTTCGGACAAGATAGGGTAATGACCGCAGCCGCACTTGCATTAGATGCAGAACTAAAAGAAGAAGGGTTTGATCCAAGTGATCCAGAGTTTTATAAAGAGATTGATAGCAGGATTAGGGAAACATTTCCAAACAAGTTTAACGCTGCTGTCAAAGAAAGTTCGGTGCAGGAACAACCGTCTAAACCTGCTCAAGTGGTAGCTGGAGCGTCACGTTCCACTCCAGCTCCGGGGAAAGTTAAACTTACTAAAGAAGATGTAAGGTTAGCACAGAACTGGGGTATACCGCTTGAACAATATGCTGCTGAAAAAGCCAAGGTGGAAAACTCCGATGGCGAATACACAGCAATTAAACTGTAACGTGGAGGAGAAATTATGACACGTATTGAATCACGTAGTTCTCAGACTAGGGAAAACGAAACCAGAGAAGAAACAGAATACGTCTTTGAAGAACCAAACGCAACTTATATACCTCGTGAAGTTGAGGAAAGATATCGTCAGCAAGATATGTCTCTTGGTTGGCTACGTATCCTTCTTAATGGTCAGGATGATTACCAAGAAGTTGGTAAGAAACAACAGCAAGGATGGGAGTTTGTTTCTCCTGAAGAAGTACCTGAAATGGGAGCCACTTCTACCGTGAGAGAAGAAGGCCGATATGCTGGAGTTGTCTGTCGTGGAGACATTGCTTTGGGTAAGATACCCACGGTAAAGCTAGAGGCCAAAAGAAAACACTATAGGACTAAGGCCAACGATATGTTGGAAGCTGTTAATGCACAATTAATGCGGCATTCCAATTCTCAGATGCCTATTTCCAATAGTAGTAAATCGAGAACATTTAAAGGACGGACTCCTACTTTTCAGGAGTAGTCCATAAACAATTGGAAGGAGAAATATAATGTCTAGTACAAGAGCATTACGTGGCTTTCTTCCTGCTCGTAAGAAGGGGCAGAATTATAATACAGGTGGGATGTCAAGTGTTATCTCACCGACTACTATAACTCGTGCTCCTAAGAAACTGTATACTGGTGACTTAATCTGTATTGAAGCTAGTGGTACGATTTCGGAATCTATCGGTGCAACCTTGAAGCCTTCTGGCGTATTCGTTGGTTGTAACTATGTAGATACGGATGGTAAGCCAACTTGGTCACGTTATTGGCCCGGTGAAGCTATCACGGCTGCAACCAGTGTTGAGTTCCATGTCATAACTGATCCTGATCAGACGTATTACATTCAAGGTAATGCAACTTGTAGTCATGGAGAGATTTGTAAAGTACTTAATTATACGGCAACTGTTTCGACAGCTTCTGCTGGTAGTACTACTACAGGTCAGTCTGCGTTCTTCGTAGAAACTTCGGCTGCTGGTGTAGAAACCATTGTAGGTAATGTGCGAGTTATTGGATATGCTAAAGATCCGAATGAAGGTACAGACGGACTTGACCAATATCCAATGCTTGAGGTCTGGTTACCCACGCACAGGGATCGTTTTGCAACTGCAACAGTTTCAACGGCATAACTAGGAAGGAGATAAACTATGGCTGTTAATAGAGCTAGTATTGCTAAAGAACTTCTCCCCGGTTTAAATGCCGTCTTTGGGCTGGAATACGGTCAGGTTGACGATGAGCATAAAGCACTTTATGACACCGAAAACTCTGACAGAGCCTTTGAAGAAGAAGTTCTATTTACAGGTTTCGGCACGGCTCCAGTTAAATCTGAAGGGGCTGCTGTTACCTATGATGATGCACAAGAGAGTTATACTGCCCGGTATACGGCAGAGACTGTAGCTCTAGCTTTTGCAATTACAGAAGAAGCAATGGAAGACAACTTGTATGATACGTTTGCTAAGTTACGTGCCAGAGGTTTGGCTCGTGCAATGGCAAATACCAAGGAAGTCAAAGCTGCTAATCTGTTTACCAACGGATTTTCCGATACAATTGGAGATGGTGTTGCATTCTTTGCTTCTACTCATCCTACCATTTCGGATGGGAACCAGAGCAATCTGGAATCTGCTGGTGCATTGGCTATTGCAACTCTTGAAACTGCTATCACCAACGTCCAAAAGACCAAGGATGATCGTGGTATCCTCATAGGTGCAAGTGCTGTATCTTTGCATATTCCTGTTGACTCATGGAATATTGCTGATACCATTTTAAATACTCCCGGCAAACCCGGTGGTTCTAATAATGATATCAATGCCACTCGTCACATGGGCATGATCCCACAAGGATTCTATGTCAATAGGCGTTTCACTGGAACTGATGATTGGTTTGTAAAGACCGATGTTCCTAATGGTACAAAGATGTTTGCACGTACTCCACTTCAGACAAAAATGGAGCCAGATTTCGACACTGGCAATCTTCGATTTAAAGCACGAGAACGATATAGTTTTGGTGTTTCCGATTGGAGAGGCTGGCGTGGAAATGCTGGAAGCTAAAGGCAACTAATGTGAGGGGGGTGATGCGTTAGCCACCCTCCTTACTATTAAAAAAGAGGAACTAATCTATGCCTAATAAATATAATTTAGATAAAGAAATGGGAAAAGTTAAAAAAGACCTTGGTCAATATGAAAAACTTGATAAGCCTCCTTCTACACATAAAGAGTTTCAACGTATATTAGATAGTTTTGCTACACAAAAGCAACGAGATGAATTTGCAGCACAACATCCTACATTTCTACCACCTAAAAAAGGTAGAGGTGCTAGAGTTGGTCCGGGTCCAGTAAAACGTAGAGGAGGAAGAAAAAAACGTGGTGGTAAGATAATGTACGGCTACAAAGCTGGTGGTAAAGTTTAATAAAGGAGAATAACATGGCTTCAAATCTTACAGTTGCAATGGCAACAGTTGGCAGTGGCCCTTTAAAGAGGGTGGATACAGGAGCAACAGTAGGTGCTGATGGTACGACTACTCGTATCGTGGCTATACATGCTACGGCAACTGTATCAGGAATGATTGAGATAATGGGTGAGCAGCAGATCACAAATAAGACTGCAAAGGGAACAGCTATACGATTGGCTATTCAGGCAAACGGAGTAATTGATACATATTTAGGAGAAACTGGTGTAGCCGTATACGGTAAGGTAACGGTATCTGCACCTGATGCTGGACCTGTAACTGCCATATTAGGATAAGCCCATGCCTAATTATGCATTCCTTAAAACGGATCTTATAAATACAGCAGAGAATGACTCCTCAGAATATGAGGAGCAAATCTCTAAGTTTGTAGAGAAGGCAGAAGATCGTCTGATAAAAGAACTGGATGATCCCGGTCTGGATAACTTTGCCACTTTCTCATTTACGGCAAATAATCCTACGGTTAGTCTGCCAGCCGATACTCTTGTAGTAAGGAATGTTAATTTTAAAACGAGTGCTTCATCTAATATTACCACTCTATTACAAAGAACATATGAGTATGCTATAGATTACTGGCCTCACGCCAGCACATCTTCAGGTACTCCACGATATTATGCACGTAAGAATAATACATCCATTTACATAGTACCAACTCCTGCTTCAGCGGTGTCAGGAGAAATACAATATACACGCAGACCTATTCCCTTATCTTCTGCGACAGGGACAAGTGCAACAACCTCAAACTACTTTAGTGAATTTGCCTATACTGCACTCTTTAGTGCTTGCATGGTAGAGTCAGCACGATTCACCAAGAGTTGGAATGTAGTACAGGAATGGGAAGGTAGTTATAAAAATGCAGTAGATGCACTTAGAAATCAATCTCGTAGAATGAGGCAGGATGATATGGAGAATCCACGTAATCCAGTGGGTGGTCCTAATACTGTAATACAAGGAGCACAATAATGGTTAGTCGATCTAATACTTCAAAAACAATTCGTAGACGTACAGGTGGAGCTGGAAAGAAAACTGGTGCAGGTACAAATGTACGTGATACACGAGTAGGAACAGCCAAGGATTTAGCAGAAGGAAAAGCGTACAGAGGTACAATAAATCGTCCCGGTGATTGGGAGATGGTTCCCGGTACTGGTACAAGTCCTTATAATCCACCTAAATGGCGTAAGAAGAAAAAGCCAAATACAAAAGTAACTAAAGAGAATTTGCCTCCACCTGAAGGATATGAAGGAGATAGAGGAGAAAAGTTCCGAATGCGAATGAAAGCAAAAGATGATTCTGAAACACCTATAGATCCTGATTTTCTATTACCGGGAGCTAAAGCAGGTGGTAAAGTTTCCAAGTCAAAAGGTGGAACAGTAAAGAAACGTAAAGGTGGTACACCAAAGAGAAAGTATTCTAAAGGTGGATCTGTTTCTCGCAGAGGCGGTGGTAAAATCATGATCGGCTATAAAGCTGGCGGTAAAGTTTAATAGAGGAGATAAACAAATGGGTATTCTATCTAAAGGTCTAAGAGCAATTCAAAGGAAACGTGTTCAACGAGCACTTAAACCAAAAACAAAAAGTGGAGAACCAACAGGTTTAAAAAAATATAAAGCAAAACAAGCTGTAAAAAAAGAAACAGCACGAGTGCAATCAGAAGCTAAAGCAGGAGCTAAACGTGCTGATCGTAGTAAGAAGACTGAGCAAGTTGCAAAAAGTTACCTTCCTGAAATGTCAAGAGTTAGAAAACAACTTAAAGGTATGAGTGCAAATGATATTGCTGAAAAGTACTTTGGCACTGAAATAATGGCAATGAAAAGAAAGGTTCAAAATCCACAGCTTAAAGCTCGTTTAGAAAGAGCACATAAGATACGAACAAAAGGAAATAGACGATTTGAAACTCGTGAAAAAGGTGAGAAGTTTACACGAGGACAGGAACTTAGATTTAAAACTAATAAGTCTGGTGGAACTGTTAAACGTAAGTCTGGTGGTAGTATAGGAATAGGTGCTGCTCTCCGTGGTGGTGGAGCTGTTAGACGTAAATAACGGAGGGTAACATGGCAATTGCAAAAGTTGTAAAGTCAGTAGTTAAGAAAAAAACTCGTGGACGTAAGCGTAAAGCTAGTAGTTCTAAACCAAAGACAGATGAAACTACTAAAGTTAAGAAAGAAACTCGTGGACGTAAACGTAAAACTCGTGGTCGTAAACCCGGTACTAAAGAAGAGCAAGCACAAGCAGAGGAACTTGGTATTAGTGTAAAAGAATTACGAGAAAGAAAGAAGTCTGCTTCTAAAGTTAAGAAGGCTACACCTACTAGAAGAAGTACAACACTTCCAGCTATAAGATCAACAGCATTATCTCCTCAAGCTAGAGCACGAGATATAGGAAAACAAGAAGCTGCTCTAGCAAGTAGACTAGAACAAGAAGCAGCAGGTCTTACTGGTAAAGGAAGTAAAACTATTCAGCGTATGATGGCTCAACGTCCTGAAGCTGCTAGACAACCTACCAGATTACCTTTAGTTAGAGGATCGGCTGCTCAAAAAGGTAATATTGGTGAAGGAGTAAATACTGCTTTACCATCCAAGATGAAAGTAGATCCTAATCCTAAAAATTATTCACGAGCACAGCTACGTAGATTAATTAAGAATGGAACAGTTAAACTTGTTCAAAGAGGTAAAAATCCTGATGGTAGTCCACGAGTAATAGTTGTAGCCACAGGTAGATATGCACCTCCAACAGCAGCAACAGCAGAGGCAATGGGTCTAGGTAAACATGCTAACTATTTACCATCTGAAGAAGAACTACGAGCTATGGGTGGATTTGAGATTAGAAAACGTGGTGGAACAGTAAGACGTAAAGCAGGTGGACCCATCGGTGTTGGTGCTGCTCTACGTGGTTATGGTAAAGGATATAAGAAATAATGCCGTTTAAGTCAAAAGCTCAAAGATCTTATATGTATGCTAACCATCCTAATATAGCCAAGAACTGGACTAGAAAGCATGGTGCAGCTATACAGAAGAGTAAAGGTAGTACGTTAAAAACAAAGAGCAAAAGGAGAACAACATGACTCATATTATAAGTAGATTTAAAGAGCCTTCTTCCTATGCTGCATTAGCAGGTGTTCTAGCTATGGTTGGTATTTCCGTACCAGTTGAACTATGGCAGAATATAGTTATGCTTGCTTGTGGAGTATCAGGTGTAGTAGGTTTCTTCATGAGTGAGACACATCATACTCATGGTAAAAAGAAATAGTTTAATATGGCAACGTCAGGAACATTTAACTTTAACTTAGATATAGATGAGGTGATCCAAGAAGCTACGGAGATGATCGGAGGCGAACAAACTCTTGGTCATACTCCTGCTTCTGCACGTAGGTCTATCAATCTAATGTTAAAGGATTGGCAGAATAGAGGTATTCTCCTATGGACTACCTATACTACATTGGTAACTGTTGCTACCAGTACCACTTCCTATGCATTGGCAAGTGATACCTTGGATGCATTGGAAGTAGTATTACGTAGAGATGACACAGATATACAACTACAAAGAATTAGTTTTGAGGAATATCAGATTATTCCCAATAAGAAGCAGACAGGTAGACCAAGTCAGTTTACAGTAAAAAGAAATAGAGATAATGCTAATATTCTAGTATGGCCCATACCTGAGAATAGTACAGATATTTTAAATATAGAAGGAATACGAGAACTGGAAGATGTTAATAAATCTGCTGATCAGAATGCAGATCTTCCCAAAAGATTTCTTCCACCTCTTACATGTGGACTTTCCTACTATCTTGCTATGAAGACTGCTGGTACACCTCCTGATAGAATAGCAATGTTAAAAGGAAACTATGAAGAATTATTAAATAGAGCATTAGAAGAAGATAAACAACGAGCTAGTATGTATATTAGACCTCATATAAATACGGTATAAAATGGCTAGTAATAAGAATGCTCTAGCAATGTGTGATACATGTGGATTTGTTTATCCACATAGAGTTATGAAAATGAATAGTTATGGGATGCTGGTATGCCCACAGGATTATGAAGGTAAGTATGACCTGAAGAATCATCCTCAGAATAAAGTACCTGATGTTAGAGATAACCCGGCAATACGTAATCCTCGTCCTGATGATGGTGGCAGAGCTGTAGATTGGCAAAACTGCACCAGTAATTGGGATTCAGAAAATAGATGGTGGCAAACGATATGAGCACATTAACAGGAAGACAAATATCAGATACATATAAGCAGCTAATTAAACTAGCTGTAAGTGCCAATGCTGGTGTCTCTGCTGATCTTACACAGATACAAACAGGTGATGGTACTAATATAGCTTTCCAAGTAGCAACAGGAGCAGCCAAGGCAACAGGTACATTTGGAGTAGATGGTAATGCTTCTGTATCTGGTAACGTACAGATAGGTGGTACAGTATCTATTGATGGTGCCAATGTAGCAGCACCTAATGCAAAAGTATGTGCCTCTGCATTTTATGGTGATGGTTCCAATATTACAGGTGTTAATTCCAGTGTAGGTGGGAATGTCTGTGTAGGAAATATATCGGTAGTAGGTAATGCATATGTAAGTGGTACATCTCAATTTGTAAGTAAAGTAGAATTTGATGACGATGTATGTGTAAGTGGTAATACTGTACTGGTAGGTAACTTGGCCGTAGGTGGAACTACCACCATAACAGGAGCCGTTAGCCTTGGAAGTACACTGGATGTAGCTGGCAATGTATCTGTCAGTGGTACATTTAAAGGAACAGGTGCAGCTACCTTTGAATCTACAGTTACTGTATCAGGTGATGGTACATTCAAGAAAGATGTATCCGTTAGTGGTGATGCCAATATAGGTACAAATCTTGCCGTGGCAGGTACAGCAACGATAGGTGGAGCTACAAGTATAGCAGGAGCCTTGAGTGTCGGAGGAGCTACGAACTTACTTAGTACATTAACTGTAGTAGGTAAGGCAGAGTTTGACGATGATGTATGTGTATCAGGTAACTCAGTACTAGTAGGCAACTTGACTGTTGGAGGTACGGCTACCATAGGTGGTGCTGTGACTTTGGCAGATTCACTTGGTGTAGGTGGAGCTTTATCCGTAGTAGGTAATACATCCATAGGTGGTAATCTTAATATAACAGGAACTGTTACCATAGCAGGTACTGGTGTACAAGCAGCCAATGCAAAGGTTTGTGCTTCTGCTTTCTATGGTGATGGATCTAATTTAACGAATGTTCCAGCTTCTGGTAATACATCTGTTTCAGCTTTACGAGTAACAGGTAATGCTACGATTGGTGGTACTCTTAGTGTAGCTGGTGCAGTTAACTTCTTGAGTACAGCTACTGTATCTGGAGCTTCAGGTTTCCTTAGTACAATACGTGTATCAGGTGCTACAAGTCTTGGAAGTACATTAGATGTAGCAGGTAATGCATCTATAGGTGGTACTCTGACACAAACAGGTATAGCTACCTTTGCTGCCAAGGTTGAGTTTGACGATGACGTATGTGTAAGTGGTAACTCAGTATTAGTAGGTAACTTAGCCGTAGGTGGTACAGCTACTATTGGAGGTGCTGTCAGTATTGGAGGTGCTTTAAGTGTAGGAGGTGCTGCTAACTTTGCCAGTACAGTAACCATAGCTGGTGCTAATGTACAAGCTGCAAATGCAAAGGTATGTGCAAGTGCATTCTATGGTGATGGTTCTAATCTTACAGGTATTACTGCTGACGTTCAAGGTAATATATCCGTAACAAATATAACCATAGGTGGAACTGCCTTTGTATCTGGAACTGCCCAATTTGTAAGTAAGGTTGATTTTGACGATGATGTGTGTGTCTCTGGTAATTCTATATTAGTTGGCAACTTAACAGTTGGTGGTACTACTACCATAGGTGGAGCTGCCAGTATAGCAGGAGCACTTAGTGTAGGTGGTGCTACTAATCTTGCAAGTACACTAACTGTTGCAGGTAAGGCTGAGTTTGATGATGCTGTATGTGTAAGTGGAAATACAGTTCTAGTAGGTAACTTAACAGTTGGAGGTACAGCCACTATTGGTGGAGCAGCTAGTATAGGAGGTGCTCTTAGTGTGGGAGGTGCTGCACACTTTGCATCAACAGTTACTATAGCTGGCAATACTACACTAACAGGTACATTAGGTGTTGGTGGAGCTGCTACATTTGCCAGTACTGTAACTATAGCTGGTAATACAACTCTTACTGGTACATTAGGTGTGGGTGGTGTTGCTACTTTTGCATCCAAGGCAGAGTTTGATGATGACGTTTGTGTATCAGGTAATTCAATATTAGTAGGTAACTTAACTGTAGGTGGTACAGTAACTATAGCTGGTAACACAACCTTAACAGGTAACTTAGGAGTAGGTGGTACAGCAACTGTTGTCGGTAAAGCAGAGTTTGATGACGATGTATGTGTTTCAGGTAATACAGTACTTGTTGGTAACTTAGCTGTAGGTGGTACTACAACTATAGGAGGTGCTGCTAGTATAGCAGGAGCCTTGAGTGTAGGTGGAGCTACTAACTTATTAAGTACAATGACTGTTGCAGCTAAAGCAGAATTTGACGATGATGTATGTGTATCAGGTAATACAGTACTAGTAGGTAACTTAACTGTAGGTGGCACAGTAACTATTACAGGTAACACAACTATTACAGGAGATCTTGGAGTAGGTGGTACAGTAAATCCTGCTGGAGACACGGCTGCTAGTGATGCTGCTGCTATCGGATATACAGCAGCAGAAGGGCTGATACTAACTGGGCAGGGCAGTTCATATGACATAACTCTCAAGAACGATGCCGACACTATAGTTGCTGTTGTTCCTACAGGAACAGATGATCTTAGGTTTTTAGACAATGCAAAAGCAGAATTTGGGACTGTTGGAGACTTACAAATTTTTCACGATGGTTCGGATAGTTATATTGCTGATGGAGGAACTGGTAATTTAAAAATTCGTACTAGTGATCTTAGAGTTGAATCTGCTAATGGTAGTGAAACATATGCAGTTCTTGCTGGTGATGGTGCCGTCACTCTTTATCACGACAATTCTGCAAAACTTGCTACTACAGCAAATGGAACTACCATAACTGGAACTTTACTTGCTACAACAGATACAGATACAAGTAATACAGGAAGTGTAACACTAGACTTTGCTACCAATCAAAACTTTGTTCTTACATTTACAGGTAATGTTACCTTTGCTAATCCAAGTACAGAGCAGGTAGGACAATCTGGAATTATAGTTTGTATTCAGGATGGAACAGGTTCAAGAACTTTGAGTTTAGGAACGGATTATGAAACGGCTGGTGGTGCAGGTATAACTCTCAGTACTGGTGCTAATGCCGTGGATATCATACCATACTTTGTTAGAGCATCAGGAAGTATTCAACTTGGTGCAGTACAGAAAGCATTTAGCTAATGCCAGTATTTGGAACACAGATGTTCGGCTCTGGTTCTATTACTTATAGATATTGGAGATTAAGTATTGCAGACGGCCATAATGCCAATGAAGTTGCTGTAGGTGAATTAGCAATATTCGTTGCTAGTACTCAGTATCCAACGGCAATGACAGGAGATTCTGCTCCTTCACCTTTGGTTGCAACTGGTTCAAGTAGAGATAATGCTACAAGAACGTATTACAAGGCTTTTGATAGGGTTACTACTGGTTCAGAGCCTCATTGGGCTTCTGCTTATCAAGCAGGATATCCTCAATACATTCAGGTGGATTTGGGAAGTGGTAATGGAATTGCAGCTACAAGTTACAGCCTCACAGCAGGAAGAAATGGAAAAGAAAGCCAAGCACCAAAGACATTTACATTACAAGGTTCAAACGATAATTCGACATTTAGTGATTTAAATACACAAACTAATGTTGGTTCTTGGTCGGAAGGTGAAGAACGAACGTATACTATTTAATAGGAGTAAATTATGTGGAGAGAAATCGAAACAGGAAATATTATAAGAGAAGGTTCTTCATGGAAAGATGCCAATAATATACGACATCCAAGTAACTGGCACATCTGGAGTGAAGCTGAGAAGAAAGCTGCTGGTCTAGAAGAAATAATTCCTGATTCTATTCCTAATGAAATAACATGGTCATTTACACAAGATGAGGCTGGTAAGGTAACAAAGATAGCTAAGAAGTTAGATGATGAAAATACTACAGATGAAAATGGTAATCTAGTAAAGGATGATAAAGGAAATCAGAGGATTACTCGTGGAGTCAAATCTGTTTTAATTGAACGAGTAAAGCATCAACAAGGTAGTCTTTTATCTCAAACTGATTGGGCTATTATTCGTAAAGCTGATAAGGGAACTGCTATTCCAAATAATCTTCAAACTTGGAGAGATGCCATTCGTACTAAAGCTACAGAGATGGAGAATGCTATTAATAATGCAACAGATACAGAAGCAATAGAAGCCTTGTTTTTAACAACAGATAATGAAGGTAACACAACAGGCATATTATATGATTGGCCTGAGTTAGAAAAATAAAATGAGTATCTTTACCAACTATATGATGGCAGCAGCAGCAGCTCAAGCTGGAGCAGCTACTACATATTCTATTGATAATTCTTGTATGTTTGATTTTTCTTCTAGCTCGTATCTATCAAGAAGTCCTAGTACTAATACTAATAGAACAACTTGGACTATGAGCTTTTGGTTTAAATTATGTAAATTTGCAAGTACTACTAGTGGAGGAATAGTTTTATTTGCAGTAGGTGATACTGAAATTAAAATATCAGATACTGATAATAAATTATATGTAAGTGATGGTAGTAATTTGAAAGTTACTAGTGGAGTTTTTCGAGATCCAACAGCTTGGAATCATATAGTTATAGCTGCTGATACAACACAGAGTACAGCAAGTGATAGATTAAAATTATATGTGAATGGTTCAATAGCTTCATTAGGTACAGATACAGCACCAGCAGAAGATTTTGCATTTGATATAAATAGTACATCAGCACATTATATAGGTAAAGAAGGTTCTAATTATATGGATGGCTATATAGCTGAATTTTATATAATAGATGGTACACAAGAAGAAGCAGCAGACTTTGGAGAAACTAATAGTAAAGGTGTTTGGATTCCAAAAGAGTATAGTGGAAGTTATGGTACGAATGGATGCTTCTTAGATTTTGAATCTAGTGGTGATCTAGGTAATGATGTAAGTGGTAATAATAATGATTTCACAGAAAACAATATAAGTTCAGATCATCAATCATCAGATACTCCGACTAATAATCATTGTGTATGGAATGTAGCTGATAATTTAGAAGATAATATTACATTATCAGAAGGTAATAAAAGATTTGTAAATGGTACTGGAGCACAAGATTCAGCTAAAGGAACCTTTTTTCCAACTACTGGTAAATGGTATTGGGAAGTTAAATGGACATCTACAGATGTAGTTGTAGGTGGGCTAATAGGAATAAGTCAATGTGATGTACAATCAAACCATGAACTAGGTAGTAGTAGTAAGCATGGTACAGGTGATAGCCTTGGTTATAGATCATTAGATGGAAAGACATATAGAAATAATACACTTGCTGACTTTGGAAATTCATGGGATGTAGGAGATGTTATAAGTGTAGCTATGGATCTTGATAATGGCTTTGTATACTTTGGAAAGAATGATACATGGCAGAACTCAGGTGATCCTACATCTGGTTCAAGTGGAACAGGTGCAGCATATACAATAAGTTCTACATTGGTTAATGGAGGTGGATGGGGTCCAGCAGTTTGTAATGAATCAAGTGCTGTATTTGATGCATACTTTGCTGAAGAAGAATGGCAGTATAGTGCTCCTACTAATTTCTTGGCATTGAATACAACTAACTTAGCTGCTCCTGATCTTGCAGACCCATCTACTAAT